AAGCTAAAAAGATTGAACAAGATGAATATATTGAATACAAAAATAATGATACGAATATAAAAGTATCTACTTGTGTCGGATTACTTGGAGATCTAGTTGGATATGGGAAAACCTTAACAGCATTAGGAATTATAGCACAAAATCCAATATCAGAAATCCATACGAACTCTCAACTTACGCATTCATATAATTCTATTGATACATTTCATAACAAATGTTATAGTCATAACAACATGACAATTACAAAAAATATAATTGATAGTCCAAATACTTCAGATTTTATTGCGACAACTTTAGTTATTGTGCCAAGAGGACCTGTATATACACAATGGGTCACTACTATTAGTGAAAAAACTACTCTAAAATATCTAGCTATTGATAATGTTAGAAGAATACGTACTAAAATGCCACCAAGAACTAATATGACAAAGGAAGATATTAAATCTTATTTTGAAAAATACGATTTAGTTATTATAAAAAATACTAATTTAAATGATCTGATTTTATACTATGAAGGTATAGATACTGGTCCTACCAATACTGATGAAACACATTCTAATCAATCAAATAAATGTATAATTAAAAGATGGGCACGTATTATGATTGATGAAACTCATGAAATTTGTAATACGATAAAACCATTGTCATACAAATTTATTTGGTTAATTAGCGGAACTTTTGGTTTAATTGCATCAAGACTTACTCGTTTTCATGATAGAATTACTCACAATATAAAAGATATTATTTTAAATGAAATAGATTATATTCTTATCAAATGTACGAACGAATTTGTAAGGGAAAGTTTTAAAATACCAGATATGCAAGAATATACATATCAATGTAAATTATCTCCAACTTATAATGTAATAAAAAGTTTGTTAAATGAGAGAGCGTTAGAAAAATTAAACGCAAGTGATTTACATGGTGTTATCCGAGAACTTGGAGGAACGAATGTAGAAACTGAAGAACATATGGTCGATCTGATTACAAATAATCTCAAAAAACTTATTCATAACAAAAAACAAGAATACAAGTATATTGAAAGTTTAGAAATGGAAGCAAATGAAAAACAAACCCGTCTTAATAACATTATAAAAGATATCACTGCGAATGAAAGTAAGTTGGAAAACGTTTTAGTAAGAATTAAAGAATTATCCAAAAAAACTTGTGCTATTTGTATGGATATTCTTGAAAATCCTATTATTCTTGAATGTGCACATATATATTGTGGAACTTGTTTAATGAATTGGATAAGTAAGTATAGACTTGTAGACAATGCTACTTGTCCGGAATGTAGGAATATAATTAAGAAGGAAAATCTCATAAATATTTCATCAATACGCGATGATGTTAATAAGCCAACAGATTATGTAATGAAAAGTAAAGAAGATGTTCTTATCAAAATAATCAATAAAAATAGAAATGGTAAATATTTAGTGTTTAGTCGAATTGATAATGGATTTGCTTATATAAAGCGGTCTTTAGATAAGGCTAATATTGATTTTGCTGAATTAAAAGGGACTACAAGTACAATGTCATCGGTGTTGTCTAAATTTAAATCTGGAGAATTAAATGTTATTTTGCTAAGCACAAAATATGCTGGGTCAGGAATAGATATTAGTTATGCCACTGATATTATAATATATCACAAAATGGGAGAGGATAAGATTCAAGCGGTTGGAAGAGGGCAAAGGGTTGGTAGAACATCACCATTGTCTGTTCACAACTTGCTATATGAACACGAAATGCCACATTTATAGCATTTGTTCAGCGAACTGTCTTTTTGCACCAATAAACATAGCTATTCTCGCAATTACATCACATAAATATATTATTAGTATTCCAATGAATAAAAATATTAATAAATCAATTATCCAGTTATAATCCAATGGTTTATTTTTATTTATTGGTTTGGGAATAATTGAGTTTTCTGGTTCGTGTTTTGTTTTTGTTTTTGTTTCTTGTTCTATATCTAAATAAAGGTCCATATCATCTTCTGAATATGCCTGAAGAGTATCAAGATTACTTTGAATAGGTTCGGTTGAGTGTGAATTAGCAACTTTCATTGCATCTTGATATGCCATCTTGGTATCATCACTTATTATATTAGCGTAAGGTTTTGATTGTAATGGTTCACATTGATTTTGTGCTTTATACCCTTTAAATTCTTCACACTCAGGTGATTTTCGCAGTGATGGATATCTACTTGGCATATTACATGAAGAATATCGTTCATCAGTATTTGACATAAATCCTTCACTTTGACCAGATGATTTTTTATACTCATTTATGAAATATGGAATTTGTTCATTGGGAATACCTTCTATTTGTTGAATTTGAGCAGTTTGTGGTTTTTGTTTTTTTATTTGTTGTGGTTTAAATTCAGCAGCAAGTTGTCCGTTTTGAGGGACATATAAATCATTTGGTGCGACTTCAGTGTTTTTTTGCTTTTTCTTAAAATCAGAAGCAGGAATGTTATATGCTTCTTCCAATGAAGCATACGATGATAACATAACTAAACAGCTTTTTATTTCATATTAGAAAATTTAATTTTATAAATGATATAATAAATGAAAATAGAAGAAATTGCAAAAGGATTCGTTTTAGGAGTGTTAGCTGGATTTATTATATTATATAGCTTACAACCTCAAACTAAAAATCCGGATTGGTTGTTTGTTATTCACGAAAATCCTTGGTTGTTAGTAGTAATTTTGATTTTAGCATATTATAGTATGAAATGGGACACAAGGATTGGATACTTCTTAATGATAATATGTATAGCAATATATTTAGATATTGTACTTATCATAAAAAAAATAGACGATAAATAAATAAAGATGATTGAATTAGACCCTATATCATTATTATCATTGATGTTAATACAGGTTGGGAGTAGACATCTTACTCTTGAATTAACAGATGGACAAAAGAGAATTCTAAAACATCCTGCTGTTCAAATTATCATATTATGCTGTCTTATTTATGTTTCTACAAAAGATATAAAAATAACATTGATTGCTGTAATGTCTATTTACATTTCATTATATGTTATATTCAACGAGAACCATCCATTTTCAATAATAGCGAAGGATGTTGATAATATTAAAGATAAGTATCTTAAAAGTTTAAGATTGATTAACTCTAAAATGTAATTTTTTATGTATAATTTTTTTTTATTAAAAGTGATTAATAAACTTAAAGAAATCTTCAATACATATAATAGTGATATGGCATTATATAAGAATTTATCATATGAAAATCAACCTATTGATATTGAAACAGTTAAAGGTATTCAATTTTCTATACTGGGACCAGAGGAAATCCTTAAACGTTCAGTATGTGAGGTTACCAAAATGGATACATACAATGGTAATGAACCTGTAATCAATGGATTATTTGATATTCGTATGGGTGCTATAGAATTCAATAAATTATGTGGAACTTGTGGTCAACGCGCTACAACTTGTCCTAATCATATGGGGCATATTAAACTGGTTAAACCGGTATATAATGCTGTGTTTTTTGATTTAACACGCAAACTTCTAAAGTGCGTATGTATTAAATGTTCTAAGTTGCGTATAAGTCCACAATCTCCTAAATATAAAGACGAGATAGCAAATGTTATGGCAATAAAAAGTAATCAAAAAAGATGGGAAGCTTTTCATAAACTATGTGATAGCAATACTAAAGTTAAAGTATGTGGTGATGATGGTGTACCTGGTTGTGGTTCATTGTTAGCCAACAAATTTACGAAAGAAAATGCCATTAAAATTATGGGTCTATGGGATTCTAAAGAAGGTGATGTTAAGAAACGTGAATCAGTTGAATTTACACCGGAAGAAGTATCTTCAATTTTTATGAAAATTGCTGATGAAGATATGGAAATCCTTGGGTTTAACCCTAAATGGAACAGACCTGAATGGATGATTTGCACTATTCTACCTGTTCCTCCACCCGCAGTTAGACCAAGCATCATTGAAGATAATGGTCAAAGGCGTGAAGATGATCTTACACACAAACTAGGCGATATTATCAAATTTAACAACATTCTAAAAGAAAAACTTAGCAAAAATACAGATAAAGATCAACAAGCAACTATTACACTTCTTCATAGGCAACTGCAGTATCATGTATTTACTTTCATCAACAATGAAATGCCAGGTGTCAATCCTTCCCAACAAAGAAATGGACGTAATATTAAATCAGTATCAAACCGTATGAAGAAGAAAGAAGGTCGTATTCGTGGAAATCTTAATGCTAAACGTGTTGATCAATCTGCTCGTTCAGTTATTACACCAGACCCATACATTTCAATTGATGAACTTGGTGTTCCTATTAAGATTGCTATGAACTTAACTTTCCCAGAAGTTGTTAATCAATACAATATTGTTACTATGAAGAATTTAGTTATTACAGGTCCTGATAACTGGCCAGGTGCTAAATATATCAGGAAGAAGAAAAGTGGTAACACGGTTAATATCAAATGGGGAGATAAACAGAAGTTTTCTGATGAACTTGAATATGGCGATATAGTTTATAGACATATGACTGACGATGACTTTATCCTATTTAATCGCCAACCATCTCTTCATAAGATGAGTATGATGTGTCATAAAGTAAAAGTTATGCCTCATCAAACATTTCGCCTAAATGTATTGGATACACCACCTTATAATGCAGATTTTGATGGAGATGAATCTTGTCTCCAACAGGTAGCTACCGCTTAAGTTGTGACTCATACTTAAGTGGGAAAATAGTGAAAGGGTCACTTTAATATAACTGCCTAGTGTAAAACGTGTTTATAAACATTAGTTTTACGCGACACTTCCAAATTGACGGGGACACCCTTAGAGCCTTTGCTACCACTTTCATATGGAAACATTTGAAAGGAACTCGGTTAATAGCCGAACCCAATGGTAAAAAAGTAAAGGATTGGGCAATCCGCAGCCAAGCTCCTAAGTTCGTTAAGCAAGAATATGGAGAAGGTTCAACGACTAAATGGTAGTGGGTCTGAGTGATTTAGCAAATCACTATGATGGCTTAAGATATAGTCTGTCCTTTGGGGAAACTCAAAGGGTTCATGGAGATGAATTTGCATTATCCCCAAAGTGTTCACACAATGGGAGAACTACGTGATTTAGCTGCTATTCCATATATGATTTTGAGTGCTAAAAGTGCTACTCCTATTATTGAAGTAGTTCAAGATACTCTTGTTGGAACATTCAGGCTTACGAAACAGAATGTAACTATTGATGATAAGACTATGGCAAATCTTCAAATGGTCAATAGTTATTTTACAGGAAACCTTGAGCACAAAGCATCTTATAGTGGTCAAGAAGCCTTTTCCGCTATTCTACCAAGGGGGCTATATACTATTTGTAATAATAAACAAGACCAAAAGGTAACTATTCATAACAGTGTGCTTGACCCTAATAGTGGTCCAATTGACCAAAATATATTCCATGCTATGTCTGCTGGTCTTACAGCATCTATTTATCATGATTATGGACCATTTGAAGTGAAGAAATTCTTAGATAATACTCAACGTCTTATTTGTCGTTGGTTGCTAAATGATGGGTTTAGTGTTGGTATTTCAGACTTGATGATTTCTGAAGAAGCTCAAACCACACTTAAACAGGTAATCAAAGGAATGAAAGAAAGCGCATTCAAGAAACTCGAAGATGTTAGGCGTGGCAATTTAGATAATAACAGTATTCTCAACAATGAAGAATATGTTGAAAGAGATATTATCAATATTCTTAACAAAACAAATGGAGAAGTTTTCAAGATTGGTCTTCGTGAGATTGATGATACTAAAAACAGAATGATCAATATGATTAAGTCTGGATCCAAAGGTAAAGATAATAATTTGGTTCAAATGATTGGAACAGTTGGACAACAGAATGTTGATGGCAAACGTATAAGTTATGGATTTACTGGTAGGACATTGCCTCATTATACTAAATATGATGATGGACCAGAAGCCCGTGGCTTTGTGGAGAATAGTTTCATTAATGGATTAACACCACAAGAAGTATTCTTCCATGCTATGGGTGGACGTGAAGGTTTGATTGATACTGCAGTTAAATCTGTAACAGGCGATACTCCAATTATCATTATTGAAGATGGTGTCTCTAAATATGTTAAGATTGGTGAATGGGTTGATAATCATATGAACAAGAACCCTGAAGGCATTGAACAATTCGGTCCTGAAGATATGAATATGGAGATGTTGGGATTGCCAGAGGGTGCTTATATTCCAACAACAGATAAATTTGGTAATACTAAATGGGGTAAAATGACGAATGTAAGTCGTCATGATCCCGGAACAAAACTATACAAGATTACAACACTTGGTGGTCGCAAGATAATTGTAACAGCAAGTAAATCGCTTGTTATTTGGAAGAAAGATAAACTGACCAGTATCAAAACAGATTCTCTTAAGATGGATGACTTAATTCCAGTATCATATATGCTTTCAGAACCTCCAGTTATTAACAATTATATTGATATGACCTTGTATTTTGATAAGAGTGTATTCATTTATGGTTCAGATTTTCACAATGCTATGAAAATTGTTTCACAACATAAAGCACTCCCCGCAAAATGGTGGTATGAAAATCAAGGAACTTCTTTCACTCTACCTTATCCTGACTTGAAAAGTTTCAGGAGAACTCTTGCAAGTTCAAAAAAAAAGGATAGCATATTATCAGGATGCATATATTCTTATACAGCATCTAAAATTACTACAAATCTACCTGATAAGTTTATTCTTAATGAAGAAAATGGCATATTTATAGGTCTATTCCTTGCTGATGGTAATGCAAGAACATCACCAGGTGAAGTATGTATTACAAAGAATGAAGAAGGTGTTCAACGATTTACTAAACAATATTTTGATAAGCTCAACATAACTTGGAAAAAGGATGATAGAAAGCGACCTAATAATAATGGAGTAAGTATTATTGGATATTCTTCTATATTTGCTGATTTCTTGATTAAGTTTCTAGGACATGGTTCAAAAAATAAGAAATTACCAGACTGTGTTTATACAGCTCCTAAAGAATTTATTAAAGGGGTTATTAATGGATATTTTTCAGGTGATGGAAGCATTGATGCAACGACTGATGGAATTATTGTAAATTCAGCATCTCATGAACTTATTTCCGGAATTTCAAATATACTATCTCGTTTTGATATATATGCTAAAATGTCTAAGGTATATCGTTACGAAACTGATGATAATGGCAATAAGAACAAGATTTTCAACGTATATAAATTATCCATTCGCGCTAATTTTGCTGCTAATTTCAAAAAAACATTCAAATTGATTAATGAGCTAAAGAATGATAAACTACAAAAGATTAATACAAAGAGTGAACATATGAACTTTAAAACTATACAAAATATTGTTCTTGACCCAGTAAAGAAAATTAAAATGCTTGATGAAGATAAAATCAAAGAAAAGAAATATACTAAAGCATATGATGTTTCTGTTCCTGAAACAGGGCTATTTACTATATTTAACGGAATAAGTACGCGGAACACATCTGATACCGGCTATGTGCAAAGGCGATTGGTTAAATCAATGGAAGATACAAAAATCTATTATGATCAAACAGTAAGAAATGCCGCAGGAACAATCATACAATACATCTATGGCGAAGACGGAATTGATGCGACAAAAATAGAAAACCAATATTTGCCAACAATTGATATGGATATTACAACTTTGGCTAAAGAATACCTTTTAACCGGAGCAGATTTCTTCGAGGTACATATGAACAAAAAAGCAGCAGATGCTACAAAATCAGTCATCAATAAATGTGAAGAACTATACAAACAAATGTTAGATGATAGAGAGTTTATGATTAATAAAGTTTTCAATGGAGATAATGTTTCCAAAATCAAATATCCTATTTCATTCTCAAGAATTATCAAAAAAGCCATTGAATCTGTAAAAACTGCTAAAATCAATAGAATTCCTAAAACAGATTTGGATGCTAAATATATTATTGAAACAATTGAAAAACTTATTGATACCCTTCATTTCAAAGGTCCTGAGCAAAGTATGAGATTTCTCCATATGTTATTGAGAATTAATTTGAACCCAAAACAACTCATCATTGTTCATCATATGACAAAATCTATGTTTGATTGGGTGGTAGAGACTATTATTACTAGATTTAAAGAATCAGTTGCCCAAAGTGGTGAAATGGTTGGTATTATTGCTGCTCAAACAATTGGAGAAATGGGCACACAGATGACACTTAATAGTTTCCATGTTTCGGGAACAGCAGCGGCTGTTCAAGCAACAAGTGGTGTTCCAAGATTGAAAGAAATTCTAAGTGTTAGCAAAAATATTAAAACACCAACTATGACAATTTACCTTAAAGACGATGGCGCAAGAGTTGTTAATCTACAAGAGAACGATACTACTCAATCTTTAGAAAATGCTAAATTGTTGGCTATGGAGGTTAAGAATTCTTTGGAAATTACAAAACTTTCTGATATTCTTATATCTTCGGCTATTTATTGGGACAACAAAGGGTCATATGATACATTGATTGAAGAAGATAAGGGTCTACTTGAACTATATAGAATGTTTGAAACAGTTAATCAAGCAAGTTGTAATACTTCTGTTGATAATAACTGGGTTATTAGGATGAAATTTGATAAATTTAAGATGGCTAGTTTTGGTTTAAGAATGATTGATATTCATACAAAACTTAATATGAATTATAATGATCAGATTGAATGTATTTATAGTGATGATAATGCTGAAATATCAGTTGCAAGAATCAAACTTAGAGACGTTGCTATGAAAAACCTTGACTCTAATGATAATATTGTAGCCGCTTTGAAAGCAATGGAAGATAATTTAGTGAATAATGTTCTTCTTAAAGGTGTTAAAGGTATCAAAAAAGTTTCACTAAATAAAGAAATCAATACTAAATATAACTCTTCAACAATGCAGTTTGATAAAATTACTGAATGGGTATTAGATACAGACGGAACTAATATGCAAGACATACTTATCCACCCTGATATTGATAACATTAGGACACGTTCAAACGATATTAGAGAGATTTATGAAATATTAGGTATAGAAGCAGCAAGAAAAGCATTGAGCATTGAACTTACAAAAGTTATTGGTGATAAAATGAATTATAGACATATGACATTGCTATTAGATACTATTACTAATAAAGGTGCTTTAATGTCTATTGATAGACACGGGATTAATAGAGGAGATGTTGGACCTCTTGCTAAATCGTCGTTTGAGGAAACAACTGATATGTTAGTAAAAGCGTGCACATTTAGTGAGTTTGACAAAATTAATGGCGTTTCAGCAAATATAATGCTTGGACAATGTCCATTAGCTGGAACTGGAGATACAAAAATTATGTTGGATGAAAGTTATATGATTCAACTTATGACTGAACAAAACAAGATTGATTTTGTTGTAGATGGAGAATTTAATACTATTGAAGAAGAAGATGAAGGTTGTGATGATATTGCTTTTGAATTCACACTTCCTTCAAAAAAATGATTCGTTTTGATATGAAATTATTAAATGGACCCAGATATTTCTACATATCTTAAGGAAGTCGCAAAATTTGTGAAGTTTTGTAAGGAAAATAATTTATTGAAAGAAGGATGTGAGGCGTTAAAACAACCTATGTGTGATAATATTTCAAAAAAAAATATTAAATAGGTCCAAATATATTTCTATTTATCTTAATAACTTCGCAAAATTTGTGAAAAAACTTTAAAAAATACGATTATATATATTTTAAATATCTATCAATGCTTGGTATTAACAGCTACGAAAACATAAACAAAAGTGCTCTTGGTTTATATTTACCTATCTAAAGGTGGATATGGATTTTTATTGTAATCCAGAAAACCTAAAAAATACACATTTAATTTATGCCATATGGCACAAAATATATGAAAAAAAAGTATTGTGATTATTATAATAAACCAATTACAAATTTGGCATTGTGATGCTATGATAAACAATATGTTTCTAAGTAGAAAAATAACTATGAACTTTCAAGATAATATTATTTTTGTCATTCATATATGTAATATAAATCTACATGAATATGGTATTCAACTTACTGTTCAATAAATTTGAGTATATTTAGCATTGTTCTTTTTTTGTTTGATGGAAACTGTTTTACATATTTAGTTTCTGAAAACTTTACAATTGTTGGAAAACCATATATTTTTTCAGTGTAGGTTGGATCTATATATGGCATTATACTTCTTTCTATTACAAAAACATTTTTATCTTTTTTACATTCTCTTATTGCTTTATCCCATTCTGGTTTAAGTTCTTCACAATATGGACAACCAATCATTGTAAATAATACAATTTTATCTTTTTCTTTATTCAAAGAGGTCTTAGCATTTTTTGCTGTAAGTTTCTTATAAGGCATTCTATATTCTATAATTATATATCATAAAATAAAAGAATTATGGAGAAAATAGCAAATGATATGAATTGTGATACAATGGTTCGTTTAGCGAAATCACACACTGAGTATAACTCTAAAATAAGGAATCTTAATTTACCTTATGCTACGTGCGAAGCACAGAATTCAATAAATTATGATGGATATCTTCCATCCGCAAGTATTAATCCGAAACATTGCGTTTATGAACGAGAAGATGTTAATATGAAATGGTGGGATGAAACCCATATGAACCCTAAATTTTGTGTTCCTGAGTTAATGATGCAAAATACTAAAAATAGAGTGAATGGAAATCCTAACTGCTTTCAACAACCAATTGATAATGTTGAAGGTAATAAATATCATTCAATAATTGTACCTCATACATACGCTAATGTTCCTGTGCATAAAGGGTGTTCTAATGGTACTGTTGATAGATATAATAATCATCCTCATTAATAAAATATAATTGAAAAGTTTTGTTTTTGGTATTCGCTAAATAATGTTAATTTATCCTAGGAATATAGCATCTTCAATGTATATTGTGATAAATTTTTTCAATCAATATTAGATAGTAATTTTTGTTTTGCATGAATTTAATTATCATATTCTTATATTAAATAAGAAATGTTAGTTATTCAAGTTTTGATTGAGGCTATTGTTGTCGGTATTACCACAGTTCTTTTTGGAATGATTATAAAAAAATTATTTGAACAAGCAGAATATGAAAATATTATCTTAATGTTGTTTTTGACAGGGTTCTTTTTACATATTACATTTGAAATTTTTAACTTGAATCTTTGGTATTGTAAAGACATTTTTATGAAAACACGTCTTAAATCTTAGAAATAGCTTCTACAAAAAACTTCACGATTTATTATTTCAAAACAATTATGTAATTTATTGTTTTTCTCACATACATCTTGAGTTAGTTGTTGATTTTTGCTTTTATCAGCATATTTCAATTTTTATATGCTTTTGTTTGTATAATGTCTAAGTCAATATTTATTTATTTCTTATAAAGTATTGTATTTTTAGTTAATATATATTCTATTTTTATTTTTGTTATTATTTTTGAAAACCATCATATTTACTATTTCATTATAACAACCCTTATTTTTCTCATTATTTTCTTTCTCTTGAGTTATTTGATTAGTACAACACCATGTTTCGAAAAAATCTAACATCTATAAAAGTGATATAAAGATATTAATTATTATATAGTTATGATCTTAAATAACTTACTTAAATCAGGAGAATTTCTAAATATTCAAGGGGATGTAAGTTATTCATTTCCCGCTCAATTTGAAGAAGACATCAAAATATATTCTAAATCAATACCATATTTTCTGGATGATGGGTATATTATTTTTACAGGAGTAAATGCTATTGATTTATTGGGTATATTGTATAAAGACAAAGAAGAACAATCTTTTATCAAAAACAATCATGCGTTGTTTGAATATATGCCAAATTGTCTTATCAAGGCTGTTTCAAATGATGCTGTACTGCCTTCAAAACCACGATTTAGTGATGTTGGTTATGATATATCAATCATTAAAGAACATAAGATATTTAATTCAGTAACTACTTTGTATGATACAGGTATTCAAGTTTCTATTGAACCTGGATATTATTTAGAAGTTGTTCCTCGTTCATCTCTTAGTAAAAGTGGATATATGCTAGCTAATTCAGTTGGTATTATAGATGTTTCTTATAGAGGTAATATATATATAGCTTTAACAAAAATTGCTCCAGAAGCAGAAGATATTGAATATCCGTTTAGATGTTGTCAATTAATTGTAAGAAAACAAGTAGGAATGATAATTAAAGAAACAGATAATCTAGAAGAAACGATGCGTAATGATGGAGGATTTGGCAGCACAGGATAAATAAAATAAATATATTAAATAAATATAATGTCAAGTAAGTTAGTTAAACACTATAAAGATAGTTGCTACATAATGGCAAATGTTGCGACACGGGCAAAAGATTATTATTCATTCCTTAAAAATTTTGTAAGAATACCATTGATAATCATAAGTTCATTAATGTGTTTGTCAAATACGGATACGGGTTCAGTATTTGAACCAGGAACTCTACGAATCATTAATATAATATTTAATGCATTTACAGCATTTTTGTTGGCACTAGAAAGAGAAATGCGATTTGCTGAGAATGCCGATAAGTTTCATAAACTATCAAATGATTTTAATGCGATATATCATACATTAGAAATAACTCCTACAAATGAAGTTAATATAAAAGAAGTATCAAATAAATATCAAGAACTTATTAAAAAGATTGAATATTTACCAAATATTATAAAAAATAGAGTCAAAAAAGAATATGATAGTAAATATAAATTACCAAGTATTATAGGTGATAGTATAGATGAAGAATTGGATGATGAAATATCAAATAAAGAATTACCAACTATCATAGATGATAGTTTAACAATTATCACTCAAGAATAATGCCTAAACTTTTCAATTGTTTTTGTTGTAGTTTTCAAAAATTTATAATATTTTTCATAATCAATTTCAAGTATTGAAGGATTTTTTGCTATCAATAACCAATTTTTTATTTTATCTTGATTATTTTTAATTATATCCAAAGCATTTGGATTTAGAAGTATTGTTGTCCAATCAATTTTGTCAATGTTATTTTCTAATAATTTTATTGCTTTTGGATTTGCTGATAACAATGACCAGTTTATTTGTTCAAAGTATTTATCTTCCAGTAAATAAATAGCATTCGGATTGAGTGATAAAGTTCCACAACATTCATTATCTTCTAAGAACTCTTCTATTAATTCCATAGCATTTGGGTTAAGTAATAAATTTACATAATCAATATTATTTTTGTTATTTTCTAAAATATGGATAGCATTCTTGTTTGAAGAGAGTCCGTACCATAGTAAATCTGTATATGGTATTTCAAGTTCTTCTACTAAATCAATAGAATTGCTATTATACATCAACGTATTGAAATCTATATTTTGACAATCATTATTATAGACATCTTCTTCAATCAAATCCATACAAGAAACATTTTCGCAAATTTGGGACCAATTTAGTTTATCTTTAAAGTTTTCAAATGTTTTTACTATTTCTGTATCAATATTAGAACATAACCCAAAAGAAATTGTAGGAAATTCATAATGTAAGTTTAGTTCAAAATCGTCAGAATATAATACTTCAAAACATTTATCAATTATATTATTATTTTTAGAATCTAAACATCGCATATTGTGATGACGAAAACTTTCATTACTAGATGCTAAATTTGCGATTGTCAATGCTTCGAGTTTCCAAGTGTCTTCTTTAACAACTATATACGGTTTTATCCAATTTGTTATTTTATAAGGTTTTGATAATGTATATTTAGCTATTATCTCGGAAATATCGAAAGATAACATTTGCTATATATTACAAAAAATCGTATCATTTTTTTGATACTTATATTATAAAATGGAAACACTTTTTAAAGCTCTCAATTTTTTACCAAATGGTGATTCTTTACATGTTCCAAGAAGTTTTGGTAATAATACAAAGCTACAATCAAAAAGTTCTACAATTCTTTCACACAAATCAAGTAAGAATAAACTAAGAAAGCAAATTCATTTATATTTTAATATAAAAAAACTTGAAAATGAAAATATTAGAAATAAACATTTTAAATTATTAAAATCAAAATTTGATAGGTTACATAAAAAAATTCAAGAAGGTAATTTTAGAGATATAAATATATCCATATCTGAAATAAACGCAAGTGTTATTAATGGTGCTACTAACTATGATGCTTTGAATGATATTGAAAATTATGTTGAACTACAAAAACAAAAAATTACCTTAAAAATGCAAGATGTATCGCTACGCAAAATAGAATTGATTAAGAGAATAAACATTAATATTATGCTTGGTGGTAAAAAGTGAGATTTACATATGAATGAACGCTTTAAATTCTATATAACTTAAAAATGATATAGCATAATTAATTTACATCATGTTAAATAAATATACACGTTCAAGTTATAATGATAATATAGAAATTGAGACACCTAGGCAAATCAGTAAGAAACATGATTATTTTTGTCAAGAAGCTGTAAAACTTGCTACTAAATCAACAATGCATCAAAAACATGGTTGTGTTATTATACAAAACAACAATATTATAGGCAGAGGATTCAACTATTACGCAAAATTTATGGAACATAAATATTCTATACATGCGGAAGTTTCTGCGATAAATGACGCAAAAAAAAATAAGATAGCAATAGAAAATGCTATAATGTATGTTGTTAGAATAAAGAATAGTGATATTCATAATAATTATGATTTGATTGAAACAAAACAATCACAACCTTGTACAGATTGTCTAAAATGTATTCAAAACTACAAAATTAATAAAGTATTCTTTAGCATAAATTAATATGTTATGTTTCATCCTCTTTAATAAAGTTCTAACTATCTATTCGGTAGTGTATATGAACATGATTATGGAGATTCTATGATTCTAATGTTCCTATATGAAGAAACTGTTGTCAATGGCGGTGATAAGGTGCCTCTGTACCGTATGATGTTGCTAATATAAATTATACAAAAAAATACCGACATATGTAATATCACAACCTTGTGCAAGATTGTCTAAAGGTATAAAATTTTGTTTATTTGTAACAAAGTGTAAAATATCTTTATAGTTATTTTCTAATTTAGTGCAATTTCGCATCTTTTTCTGTCTGGAGTGTTCATTAGTTTTTAGAATTTAGAAATCGCTGTTGATGATGAAAGTGAACTCTCACTCAGTAACAGGTAACAGTCTTGAAAGTCGTGTGAAGTGCGTCTGCAAAGATGTGCCAGAAGATCGCGATTATGCAAACGAGCAGAGAGAAGGAGAACCATAGGACCTCGGTAGCGAACATATACATAGAAGCGACATACTAATTGAAGACTTAATGTAGAGATATAGTAGCGGTGAAGACGTAGTAGATTACGCTGACAAAGTATTCACATATCATTCCCATGAAATGAATTCCAGCTAGAAAGAAGACGAAAGTTGAACCGAACATGACGGTGAATATGTTGTTGTACATTAACTTCTGGAAGAAGTTGTATATCTTGTTTTACTACATGTTCTTGGTCTGCTGTTTGTCCGCAACCGAAAGAACATCGTCATCATCGCTACTGCTGTAGGTAGTTTCCTAGACGGGCATAAAGTCTTCATCGTCGCAGTCATCTATATCAATCGGGTGCATATAGAGGTATTTAAACAGTATGCCATTGACACGGCTAAGTTGTAAGCTGGTCGCTGTTCGGTGCTCGTGCATTCCAAGAGTGTTAAAAAAGCGAACTTGAGATTTTAATATCAATTATAACACAAAAGAATTTGAATTAACTTCAGAAATCCATAAATTCGGAGGATATTTAGGAATATTTAGCATAAAATTAAGTTCTCTTGCTTTTTTAATTTTATTTAAATCATTCTCAGACATAATCAATTCATTGTTGTTTTTTTTCAATAAATATTTATTAAAATTAAGAATTCTTTCAAACAAAGTGTCGATACTAATAGCAAAAATTTCTTTGTTTTGTTCAAATAATTTTCTAAGTTCTTTTTTATGTATGCGTGGTTTAATAGCATAATTAGAAGTATCTTTTTGTTGGATTGCTTTAGGGAAATGTTTAGCCAATGCATTCACAATAGAAATAACTCTGTAATCAATAATATCTTCATCTTTAATCTGAACGTTATTGTTAATTTTTTTGAATATCTCTAAAGTAATTGGATTGAATTCCGGATTGTCGATATGATATACATAAACGAATATTTTTTCATTACCAATATTAGAATTGTCAAACAAAAGCCTACGCATAGCGTGATATCTATGATGTCCATCTAAAATTGTAAGTTTATCTGCGTTATCTGCATTATCATCAATAGTATCTTTAGTATCTTTAGCAACTTGTATCATCCACATAATTTTTTTTTTTGAATTTTTCAATGCTTCATAAAGTTCATTAACTTTATTCTCATCAATGTATCTATTAAAAGACCATGGAACACAAAATCTAATAATAGTAAATATATCAGCTACATACATATTATGTCCCAGATGATTAAAATTTTCCATCATTATACGTATTATAATTATTCTTTCTTATATTTTTCAAAAAAATGTTTGTGAACTGTTAAAAATTTGATAAATCATATAACAATCATAAACAATGGAAAGAACAAAACAAACAGCAATACGAAATACAAATGTATCACACAATAACTGTCTTCGACGGCTTGCTGTCAAGGTAGCAAGAAGAACTAATCTATCATCAGGAGGAATTAAAAAGCCGCATAGGTATCGTCCTGGAACCGTAGCATTACGCGAAATCCGTTCGCTATCAAAAATCAACAGAACTCTTAATACGAAAACTACCATTTCAAAGATTTGTAAGAGAAATAGCAGAAGATTTTAAGGGAGGGTTAAGATTTAATTCCCACGCTTTATGTGCGTTACAAGAAGCATGTGAAGCATATTTAGTAGCATTATTTGAAGATGCTAATCAATGTTGTATTCACGCAAAAAGGGTAACGGTATTTGTAAAAGATATACAACTTGCCCGAAGAATCCGAAAAGAATGATTGAAAAGATTTAAAAATGATATAACCAATTATTATTTTAATATTACACGTTTTTTGTGATGGAAGATTTAATGTTAAAACCTTTTAGTGAAAGTATGATAAATGATTTTAAAGCAAATATCGAAAATATACATGATGCGAAATCCTTTGATAAATTTCAAAAACAAATACAAAAAGAGCATAAAATAGTGCTCTCAAAAGTTCAAATGTTATCAATCTGTAAACACCTTAATATAGAAAATGAATGTGTCCGTGATATGTTGATTAAAAAGAGTGTGAGAAGTCATTCTGGAGTAACAGTTTTAACATTATTTACAAGTGGAACACCTGAATATACAAATTCCAAAGGTGAAAAAGTAAAACAAAATTTTACGTGTAAGTATGATTGCTTTTATTGTAGGGATGAACCGGCAACATCTGCTAATAATTATTTGAAACCTGGAAGGAGTTATTCATCAACAGAACCAGGAGTAAGAAGAGGTCAATCTAACAATTATGATTGTATTTCACAAGTATATGACCGTTTATCAACACTTCTTCTGTGTAATCACGATATTACGAAAGCAGAAGTAATAATCTTAGGAGGTAGTTGGAATTCTTATCCTGAGGAGTATAGAGACCAATTCATCTTAGATATGTATTATGGGTTAAACACATTTACCGAAAACCGAGGAAGGGCTAAGATGTCTTTAGCAGATGAAATAGGATATAACACATCCGAATCCAAGGTAAAATGTGTGGGGTTATCTTTGGAAACTCATCCCAAAGATATTACACTTGATGCGATAAAGAAATATCGAGAGTACAATGTATGTAGGTTCCAAATAGGTATTCAACATCTTGATGATTACATTCTAAAAAAGGTGAATAGAAAACAAACAGCTGAACTTACCGAAAAAGCGCTCAAACTATTAAAGAATAATGGCTTTAAATGTGAAGGGCATATTATGCTTAATTTGCCAAATTCGACACCAAATAAAGATGAAGAGATGTTAGAAGAAATAGTAAACAACCCAAAGTATCAATGTGATTTCCTCAAAATCTATCCAACATCTGTAATGGAATATACCAAAATCAAGGATTGGTATGATGCCGGAACATACGTACCTTATAGTGAGGATAAATTATTTGAGGTAATATTAAAGTTTAAATCCAAATGTAAGCCGTATGTAAGAAATTCTCGAATTATCAGAGACTTTATTAAAGAAGAGGTTCTTGCGGGATATACGATGGTTCATATGAGAGATGTACTAGGGAAAGAAATGGCAAAACGTAACCTACAATGTTCGTGTATTAGATGTATGGAACTTAAAACTGAAAAAATAATATCATCATACTTTACAGTATATCACTATAAAGCATCAGATGGTCTGGAATATTTTCTATGTTATAAGAATCAAAACCATAAGATAATCGGCTATTTGAGACTAAGGTTTCCTGGTAAAGATGCTGAACAACTAAATGTATTAAAAGATTGTGCTATTATTCGAGAGTTGCATATAATGGGTCGTGTAACAGCTATATCATCTAAAGTAAAAGCACAATCTGGACAACATAGAGGATATGGTCAAAGATTGATTGAACAGGCGGAGATATTTGCATATATGTATGGAGACTATAAAAAAATGGCTATTATCAGTGCTACAGGTGTAAGAGCATATTATATGAAATTTGGATATGAACTAAGGGATACATATATGATTAAAAATTTGTGAATTTCAATATAAAATTGTGTGTGAAAAATAGCACTTTTTCAAAAAAAATGATTACCTTCAGGTGATAGTATTACATATCTACCATAGAATGAGTATTAAAATGAAGCAAACAGCTTCTATGGTTGAGTTCAAAACCAAACTTATTGAAAAGATCAAGGAAGAGTTTGGTTCCAACGCAGAACTTGAGAAAATCATTGATACTATTGAGAGCTTCGGTGGCAAGGGGAAAAAGACGAACTCAACCGGTGAGAAGAAGCCCCTTTCTGCGTATCAGCAGTTTGTCAAGGACAATCTTTCCAAGGTTCGCGATAACAACCCTAATATGAAAGGTCCAGATGCTATGAGGGAGGTTGGTCGTATGTGGAAGGAAGCCAAAGAAGATGCAGAGAAATGGGATGAACAGCAGGGCTGTTATGTTCTACCAGAGAGATGTGATGAGAAGGATGGGAAGGATGGGAATGATGGGAAGGCACGGAAGTCTAAGAAGAAAACGGCAAAGAACCAGGATGAAGAATAAAACTAAAAAATAAAAAATAATAAAACTTAGAAAGATAAAATATTATCTTTTTAACTTTTAAAGATGTCATCACTAATTAACATGATTGCTTTAGTCATTATGCTATCAATTTCGATATTCATAATCACAGTGTTATATACATGGATAGACTCAATGGAAAAAGATGGATGTGATTGTAGTGAAATTTGGCACCGTGATATAGTAAAGTATGGATTATTTGTAATAATTTTATTAAACATGCTCGTATTATTCAGCAAATATTATTTTAAATCATTCAGTTTGGTTTTAAGTGTAATAGCATTTATATTGACAGTATCATACTGGGCAATAGTTTTAGATTATACATTAAAATTAAAAGAATTATCATGTAAGTGTAGTGAAGGATGGCAACGAGAATTTGCATACATCTATAGCATAGTATACATGATTTTTATATCATTAACAATGCTTATAATTATGGCATATATATTCTTTTTCATTTACACAATGGCAAAGCTTTCATGATTCTAAACTAACTTTTTGATTTACAATAGAAAATTGTGACTTATATTTATTAAATTGAACTCTAATGAAACAGAAGATATCATTATTCATTTTTCTTTAACAATTATATTTAAGTAAAATTTTTATATTATATATAAAGTGTATAATGTTGCCTTCATGGTATAATTTATACAAAAAGCATAAATCATATTGGTATAATGGAAGTGTTGGAGATGAAATTTTATCAATCTGTTGTTATCCAAAGAACAATATATATAGGTATGGGACACATTTGGAAATCATGAAAACATTACAAACTGTGGTAAGTCAAGATGGCTATAATATAGATTTATACTCAAAAGAAAATGTTCAATTTTTTACTATATTTAATGAAACAACAAATCTTTACATTATTTGTAATTTATCATCCCTATGCCAAAATGATAAAACATTAGATACGTTATTATATGGGAATGACGGTTATATAACATTTATAGCATCAAAAGGATTATACAGAAGATGGATGATATCACTGTATAAGATATTAAAAGAATTCAATATAGATATAGTCAAAACAACTTCCTTTCCTCACGAAGAAGATGAAATTTCGTGGAAATGTTGTAACTTATAATTTAAAGTCATCAATATCTTGTATTTTTTGTTTGATAACAATAGGAGTTTTTTTTTTCATTTTATATTTCAAATAATTTTTAGTAATAGAGCACATTACTGGTATATTTTCTTTTTCTACCATGTCTTTGTAATTACATTATAATTCATTTTTATATAAACTCACAAGAAAAGTTAGGATTTGCTTCATATTTTTATGGATATCGAAATATGTGTTATATACTTTGTGATAAATTATAAATATATTTTTCTAATTGTTTGAAATGTTTTTCTCTTTCATTAGATTTTTCATCATAAATTTTTTTATTATTATCTAATTTATTTCTTTCAATTCTTTCTTTAGCGTTATTATCCATTTTAGATTTTCCTATTAAAACGTGCATATGTTCAATGATTAAATCTTTTCTATATTTTTTTCGTCCCAATTTTTTAGCAATATCACTTAACCAAGTATCACAATAATCACAACTAAAATAAGGTGGTAACCAAAAAGGACTATTTTCAATCCATTTCCTATGAATAAAAGATTGTGTAGCGATTTCTAAACGTCCAGAAACGAAACCATCTTCACCATATAATAATAAAATTTTATCGGGAATTTTAGAAAATTCTTCATAAACGATATCATCCCAATTTTGAGTTCTAAAACGAAAATCATCCGCACATAACATAATAATAGAATTTGTAGCTAATTCTTGATAAGCGATATTCCACATATTAGACATTTTTGTATAAAATCTTGGTTTTACGATTGCTTTAATATTAAAATCAAATTTATTTTTATTAAGTTGAATAATTTTAAAAGAGTTAATATCATCGTCATCGAAATATAAACATATTTCTAAACGATTTTTATGATGAGTATTTTCTTGTAAAGTTTTAAAAAGTTCTAAAACAGCATAAGGTCTTTCCCTAGTTGGAAAAATGATGGAAATACATTCTTCCATATTATATAATATATATAAAGGTGAATGTTTAAATAAATTGAAATTATATTATATACAATGGATTTGTCAAAAAAAACTATTTTATGAATTTAATCCTTTAATTAATAAATATGTATAAAATAATATTTCATTATAATCTAAGTATTTATCAACAAATAATTTATTATTATTTATAATATTTGTATGTGCAATATTATCTTTGTTATATGTATCAACTATATTATTTAATTCATTTATATTATTATATTCAATATAATTAATTTTATCTTTTAACATATTTGTATAAAATTCTTCATAATTTGATTTTTGTCTTATTATTATGCTATTTGTAGATAATAATAATCTCATACGGTCTGATAAACTATTACCATCATTATATAATGTAAATTTATATTTAAGATGTTCAGACCATTCAACATAATCATATCCTGCTAATTTATTTTCAACAAGTTTATTAGCCATTTCTATACTCATAGCATTATTACATAATTTATGTGGAGGACCTATATAACAATATCCATCACATATGTCTTTATTTTGAAGTGCAAATTTAAAATATTCCACTTTTGATTTATGTGGAACGCATGATGTATATATTTTTGGAATTAATTATTTGAATTATATTATTACCAAATCTTCCATTCCACTCATTAACTACTAATATCATTTATATTTAAATTTAACCTTTTTTTGTTATATAGGTAAAGTTTTTTTAAAATAAGATGTAATTAATTCAATATTATTAGGAATGATGTTTTTTTTTGTTTTATCTAAATACCATGTAGTATTTAACATAGGAATAGAAGGTGAATTATTAACATCTATAATACACCAACCCAATTCGATATCGTCAATCAATTCTATTCTCCCATAATCAAAATTAATTTCATTTACAAATTCTATAAATTTGTTTTTAAACTCTTCAGACAACACATATATATAGGACCAAGAGCCATCTTTGTTATATTTCATGTTGATTCCATTCTTTAAATATATAACACGCATCAAACTGAACAAATGCACTTCTTTTGTTTCTAAATTTCTAAATACATATATATTTAATTCTTCACCCTGATTATTTTTCAATAATTTGAATGGTTTGAAAATATTTTTATCATATTTATCAATATCTTTATGTTGTATTTCGTGTGTTTGATATTTTAAATCATTATGTTTAACAAATTTATGATCAATTGTTTTAATGACAATTCTATTATTTTTATTAAATTTTGAACTATCGCCAAAGCCAAATTTAACAGAATGAATAGTTGCGTATATTTTATTACAATTTTCACAGTTAAAGTCAAAATTGTATGTATTATTTGCATTATTTTCATCATTATAGTAGTTAATTGGAGGATCTTTCAAACAATGTGCGTAGTCCCAAATATATAAAAATACATTTTTTCTTAAATCCAATTTTTTTACAGCGTTATATAATATAAAATCTAATCCCCAATCATGTGAATTTTTGTATTTAATCATTATACAAATATATTAATAAAATATCTTTTATATCATGAATAATTATTCAAGATATTCAGTTGTTAACAGTGAGGTTTCATTATTAGAAAAAGATTTCTCAGAATATATTGGTTATAAATATTGTATAGCATTATCATCTTGTGGTCAAGCATTATCTATTGCTTTACGTTCTTTAAATATTAAACAGGATGGTGACTATATTTTAACAAATGCTTTTAGTATATCACCTGTTATCGGTTCGATAACATCAATTGGTGCAATACCATATTTTATTGAAATAAATGAAGATTTAACAATTGATTTTAATGATTTAGAAAAAAATATTCATAAAGCAAAAATATTATTAATTTCACATATGAGAGGAATTGTATGTGATATGGATAAATTAGTAAATATTTGTAATAAATATAATATAATTTTAATTGAAGATTGTGCTCATACAATGAACGCTAAATGGAATAATAAATATGTAGGAACTTATGGTTTAATTAGTTGTTTTTCAACTCAATCTAATAAACATATAGATTCTGGTGAAGGAGGATTATTGATAACAAATGATGATATAATCGCAACAAAAACCATATTATATTCTGGTTCATATAAATTTTATGATAAACATATTGTAAAACCACATAATGATTTGTTTGAAAAATATTTTCAATATATACCAAATTTGTCTTGTAGAATGGATAATATACGTGCAAAAATAATAAGAAAAGAATTAAAAATAATAAATGAAAAATGTAGTCATTGGAGAAAACTATATGATATAATTGATGAAAATTTAATTGAAACTCATACTTTAAAAAAGATAAAACAAAATAAAAAATATCAATTTATAGGTTCATACTATTTATTTTATTTGATAAATATGGAATATGATAAAATACAACAAATTACAAGTGATTTAAATTTACAATGGTATGGTAATAATAAATTAGAAGGAACTATATCAAAATATAATGATTTTAAGTTTTTGAAACTTAAACAAACATTACCAAAAACAGATGAAATATTATCAAAATTAATTGTATTACATATTCCATATAATTATACTGAAGAAATATGTTTAAATTTGGTTAATCATATAAATAAAAATTCAATATAATATTATAAAATGTTTTTATACAAAATAAATGAAGACATTTTATGTTCATTATTATCTTTAACATTATTTTATGATAAACCTAAAATATATTTTAAAAATATTAATATAAATGATTATTTATGGTTAAATTTAGATATTTCTGATTATACAAATCAAGAATATAAATATGAATTAAATTCAAAATTAATTTGTGTTAATAAAGATAATTTTTTAAATTATAATGAAATAAATTATAATGAAGTTGATTATAAAATTAAATTAATATTACAATATATGAAAAATAATAAATGGATAATTAATATTCCTATTCAACCACATCCAAATGGATTTTATAGACATAATAACGATTCATTTCGTGAATTATGTAAATTAATGAAGGATGTTCAAATTCATACAACAAATTCTGAACATGTTTGGTTAGAGCCAAATATTTTATTATATGATAGACCAAAACTAGAACATATGAATAGAGAAGGTTTGAATGCAAATATGATATTATTAGGAAATGGAAGTTTAAATGTAGAAGGAAAAGAAATTCAAAAATATAATCAGAATGTTAAACAATTTATATTCTGGGCACGTAATCCGACATTATTAGAAAATAATTTGAATTATATAAATTATGAAAATCGTATATATAATTCAATATTTATAGGTAATATAGAAAATTCAACACAAGAAAAATATAGAAATAATATATATTGGAAAGATGTAATTGATTTATATGAAATTACAAATGGAACAAAGCATAAATATAGTGCTAAAGAATATCTTGAATTAATATCAAAATCAAAATATGGTTTATGTTTAAGAGGATATGGTTCAAAATGTCATAGAGAAGTTGAATTGATGGCATTTGGTACAGTTCCATTAATTACGGATGAAGTATCAACAGATTATTGTTTTGAATTCAAAGAAAATATTCATTATTTTAAAATAAATAAACCTGAAGATATTATAAAAATAATAAATGAAACTTCAAAAGAAAAATGGGAAGAAATGTCAAATAATTGTAAAAATACATTTATGAAATATTGTCATAGTTCAAACGCGATGAAATCTATTTTATCTATCATATTTGATTTCAAATATTAATTTAATAGCATCTAATTCATTTGTTCTTTTTGCTTTTTCAAAATGAGTCAACATTATTTCATTAAATTTTTCAAATCTTTTTTGATTAAAATGAGTATGTATAAATTTTAAAGGTTTATTTTTATATTCTAATCTCCCATCTTCATATGATTTTATGAATGGAACTATTGAATAATTATTCAAATATAGTCTCCAACATAATAAATTATAATTTTCTGCAAATTCAAAAAATGTATATTTTTTCACTAAATCTTCTATTGATGCTTGATCATGAAAACGGGAAGTTTTTGTAAATTCAATCCAATCATTTGGAACATTTTTATTTTGAACCCATAACATTCCACCATTATAATATCCGGTCTCATCTATATATTTTTGTGAAATACATTGTGGAGAAACCCCAATATCTTTTGTGTTATCTATATCATTAATAACATCTGTTACAATAATATCTGAATCTAAAAATAATACGTCTTTACTCTTTTCCAAAGCTATCGAAATCGCTTTTGCTTTCATCATTTGAAAATCATTCCATATATTTTCTTTTTCCATTACATCCCTTGATTTATTTGTATATTTATCCAATAAAATATGTATTTCTAAATTTAAAATCAAATCATAATTTTTTAAATATTTATTCGAAAAAGTATCTAATAATAAATATACTTTTTCGTTCTTATGATATTTTGATAAGGAATATAATAGAGCAATCAATTCTTTAATAGAATTATTTGTAGATATACAACAAAAAGAACTGGGTATCATTTAATATTTTTATTTAATTATGTTTTATATTTTAAGAAATGATATATCATAATTATAATTTTTAATAATTTTATAATTTAATGATTGCATTTTTGAAATTATATTTTCAAATTCTTTCAATTTTATATTTTTTCTTTTTGCATCAAAATCAACACATATGTATTTTGGATAAATTTTTAAATCAAATAATTCTTCTAAAACTTCGCATTCTACACCTTCTATATCTAATTTTAATAAATCTATTGTAGTATGATTCAATTCATTTAATATAGTTTTTAAATTTTTCATTTTTACTGATATATAATCTTTTGACCAATTCATTTTTTCTTCTATTGTATGTGATACATATTCTTTATTAGTTGGTTGATAAAATTTAAAAATTCCATTTTCATTATATATACCAAAATTATAATAATGTAGTTTATTCGTATCTATTTGATTCTCAAAAATTTTATCAATATAATTTATATCACCACCACCATATCTTTTATTATTTTCAGGTTTGATTTTACTTTCAAAACATGATTTAATTAATTGATAATGTTCAATTGCTCTAGGAGTAGGGTCAAATATATATACATTTGCATTTGTTTGTGAGCATAATTTTATATCAAATGAAATATCTTCACCAGCACCTACACAATATATTATACTTTCTTCATTTAAATCTAATTTTTTCGGTAAATAAAATCCACCATATTCTGTTCCATATAATTGGATGGACATATAGTATTATATATATTACTAAACTTTATATTTGATTTACCTATAACAATTATTTTATATACATTTTGTATGTGCCATATCATAACCACATAAATATACTACAATCGAATAAGAATCAAATATAGTATTATTAAAAGTATAAAATGCGAATCGATTAATTAAATCATGATTCCAATGTGATGGTAAAAATATACCATTAGAAGTCAAGTTGAATGATTTATTCAAAAATAAAGAAAGATGTTTTTTATTGAATTAGGTGCGAATGATTGCTTATTTCAAAGCAACAAAACATTTTTTGAATTTTATAAAAAGGGTGTATTTATTGAACCTTCTTATAAAGGATATTTATTATGTAAAAAATAGTCAGAAATCAGTAAGTTTAAATTATGTTTGTGTTTCGAATGATTATAAATAACAGTTTATACAGGGTAATTTTAATAAAAAATAGTACAATGGCAAGTATAGATGGTTTTAAACTAAGGAATAGAAATTTGAATAGTGTAAAAGATATAACACTTGAAAAATATTAGATGAAAATATCAATTATCATAATATAGATTTGCTATCATTAGATGTAGAGGGATATTAATTCAATCATTGTTTATTCTATTATTTATAGTATTATGTTGTCAATTTGCGTAAATAAGATGAAGAACATTTTAGGTGATACTGATAAATGGAAGGTCTTGTTGACACTAAGAACGAATATATAACTCATCTATGTGATTTATTAGTACCATATATAGCGAAATCTTTTTTAAAAATATATGAAGAAACCAAAAACTTAAAAGCATTTCAATCAAAGTTAATCAAAATAAAAACTTGGAATGCTTCTTTAGTAGAAGAAGAATATAATGCTTTTCAAAAAAATACAAATTGCTCTTACTTTCATAAACTTGTTAAAGCAATCATTATGACTAGTATTAAAATAAAGTTATTTGAGCATAAACAGAATATTAAAAAAATTAAAATGAAAGTACCTTCAGTTGAAACATTTTATCATAAATGTCTTCAACAATGTGCGCTAATTTTTTGGAAGCATCCATACCTTTTTTATATAAATTTGAAACCAATTGAGAGGCAACACAATTTGAACCAAATCGAATCTTACATCAATAAAGCTATCAAAAAAACGTTTGTTAGTATTTTACCAATTAATGATATAATTGAACAATTAGATGAAACTGTTAATAATCTAGCTGATGATGATGAATCTGATGAAGATGAATATGACGATGTAGAAGAAGAAGATGAAGAAGATGGCGATGACGATGTAGAAGAAGAAGATGACGATGTAGAAGAAGAAGATGAAGAAGATGGCGATGACGATGTAGAAGAAGAAGATGAAGAAGATGGCGATAACGATGTAGAAGAAGATGAAGATGACGATGAAGAAGATGAAGATGATGATGAAGAAGATGACGATGAAGAGGATGACAATGAAGAAGTAATTGAAGAAAAACAAGAAGTTATTGAAGAAAAACAAGAAGTAATTGAAGAAAAACAAGAAGTAATTAAAGAAAACCAAGAAGTAATTGAAGAAAAACAAGAAGTAATTAAAGAAAACCAAGAAGTAATTGAAGAAAAACAAGAAGTAATTGAAGAAAAACAAGAAGTAATTAAAGAAAAACAAGAAGTAATTAAAGAAAAACAAGAAGTAATTGAAGAAAAACAAGAAGTAATTAAAGAAAACCAAGAAGTAATTGAAGAAAAACAAGAAGTAATGGAAGAAAAACAAGAAGTAATTAAAGAAAACCAAGAAGTAATTAAAGAAAAACAAGAAGTAATTGAAGAAAAACAAGAAGTAATTGAAGAAAAACAAGAAGTAATGGAAGAAAAACAAATTGAAGAAAAACAAATTGAAGAAAAACAAGAGGTTATGGAAAACATAAAGGAAATCATATTGAAAGACTCCAAAGTTTCTGATGCGTTTTTTTAAGTGCGTGGATAATTTAAAATATTAAATAAACCAAATGATAAAAATGTATTATATATATGCGTTAATAATATCAATAATTCTTTTTACATTTCTAATGATGTTTGAAAAGAAAACAGATAATGGATTACCAAATTCATCATTTGACTATGTAATAACATTTGTAGCGATTTATGGAGTAACTTGTGTTCTTAGTTTTTTTATGACAGATGTATTTCCAACAATGCCACAACCAAAACTTATAAGAGAACAAAAAGCGCAAGATGAAGAGATTGAAGAAAATGTTGACATCAAAATGTTAAAGAGAATTCCTGAAAATATAAAAACTGGAATAGATCCACACGATGATAGCGATAATGAAAGTGATTAATCTGTCCAAATTTTTTTTAGGAAGTAAATAAATGACTTTTCAAATGGGACATATTCGGGCAAGTAATCAATATTCACTTTTATTTGTTTTTTAAGTCTATAACGTTTTATCAAACTTTCATTGAATTCATCTGTATCAATTTGTCCAAGTTGATTTTCCCAAGTTCTATCATCATAATTAGCAGAAAGTTTAATATGAGCTTTCTTGATTTTAATCAATATGTTTAACAATGCTTTCATGTTTTCAAGAAAATCAAAAGGATGTATATAATCACATACAATCTGTTTTACCCCATCAACGTGGTCAAATCCGAATTTCAAATAAGCATTTCTTGTTTTTTCAATATAATGAATAAGTTTCCTTGTATATTTTATATAATTTCTCAAAATGTTTTTCTCAATAATGAAATTGCAATTCATATCTCTAGAAATGCCCAATTTTTGAAAGAACACATTTTGCAAATAATCAAGATTAGTTTTATATCTAATAGAATGAATTAGAAACATGAATTTAGAGTAATTATTATAATTGTACCCAAAAAACTTTTCCATAGCAAAATTTACAGGCATAACATACAAAATATCATGTATGTTTTCATCATCTTGAGTTATGAATTTTTCAATAACATTATGACCTTCTTCCTTATTGGTAAAGAAATCTTTTAATGCGTCAGTATTATTTTCAATGATACATTGTTCAAGATAAAGATTGTCAAACTTATTATTGTTAAACATTATAGAGAAATGTTCTATTGTTTTATACATTTAATATCTACCATATTAATGTCTATCATTTTTTGCTATAATCACACAAAATCATATCAAATTGATTCTGTTATTAATTATAAGTAAATAATTTTCATATATAAAAACTATCCAATTGAATGTGGTATAAAAAGAATAATAATAATAATAAACAATGAAGTTAGAACTTAAAAAATTCGACCCAAACTCAATAAAAGATGATAGTACTATTGTTTTAATAGGAAAAAGAAATACCGGAAAATCATTTTGTATGAAAGATATTTTAAGTCATCATAAGAATATACCTATAGGTATGACAATCAGTCCAACTGAAATAGCAAATAAGTATTTTGAAAAATTCATTCCCAAAATGTTGATACATGAGAGTTATACCCAAGAAATCATTCAAAAATTCATGGATAGACAAGTTAAGATTTGCAAAAAAGTAAACAAAGAGAAAGAAAGAACGGGGTATAGTTCTATTGATCCAAGAGCATTTTTAATATTGGATGATTGTTTATATGATAATAGTTGGACAAAGGATATAAATATTAAAAGTTGTTTTATGAATGGGCGTCATTATAAGATATTTTTCTTAATAACTATGCAGTTTCCACTTGGTATTCCACCACATTTACGAGCAAACATTGACTATATTTTTATATTTCGGGATAATATGATAAGGAATAAACAAAAGATATATGAGCACTATGCTGGAATGTTTCCAAATTTTGATGTATTTCGTACTGTAATGGATTCATGTACAGAAAATTACGAATGTTTAGTAATAAATAACAAAGTTCAAAGTAATAAGATAGAAGACCAAGTATTTTGGTATAAAGCAACCGAAAGTGATTTTAAGATGTGCAGGGATGATTTATGGGATTTACAGGCAATTCAAGATCAAAAATCAGCAATAGCTGATGATGAAGAAGAATATGAGGAGCAATATGATCCAAATTTGCTGATAAAACAGAAAACAAAAATCACTGTTAAAAAGAAGGATTGTTATTATTAAATAACTTAATTTTTAGTATCAACATTTGAAGAAATATCCTCAAATGTTTTTGCAGATGATACACTGACTTGTGTCCTTTCATTAAATAGTTCATCTTTGCTTTCTTTGTTTTTCTTGTAATTCATCATAAGAGTATTAAGTTGAGTTTCACTCCAATTTTGGTCATCAATATCATTTGGATTTGGTGACCAAGGGCACCAACAACCAACTTGTCCAATCATAATATTAAAATTTGGGTCAATTTTCTTTAACACATCACAACGTTTTTTTGCTTCATCCATTGTATCATATACACCACGAACTTTCAACCCTCTAACAGTTGTCTTAAAATTTTGTTTAGAATGAAATTCCTTTTCAATTTCTTCTTCATTTTTGTTTTTAAAGAAATTAAATTGTTCATTCATATCTTCAAATTTGAATAAATGAGAATGATTATCTTTAACAGCATCGAAAACAGTTTTATCATCTGGATATTTTTCAATTAATGTATTAAACATATTATTCATATCTTGACTAAAACTTTCAAGAAATTTATGAAAATAGAAGGCATCCTTTTCTTTCAAAACATCTTCTGGAGAAATGAAAGAAACACAATAAAAGTTTTGATTTCTAATGGAGGGATCTTCTTCAAGAAAATCTTTTTTTTGAACAGGGATAAGTTCTTCTTCCATTTTAACTTCTCAATAAAATTATTTCTTTATATCCTGAATAAAAATATTTTTCTTTTTAATATATAAAATGGAATACAAGATTGACTATAATGAACTAAGTATACGGGTGGTAAAACTACTATTTGAAGGTGCTGCAGTGGGTTTAGTAGCATTAATATTACCCGGAAAAAACAAGCTATCTCTAACTGAAGTGTTCGCGATCGCGCTAACAGCAGCGTGTGTTCTTGCCATACTTGACTTACTTGCTCCAGCACTTTCAGATGGAGCAAGACAAGGGATTGGAATGGGAAGCGGTTTCCGAATGGTTGGTTTCCCAATGTTATAAACTCGATATAACAGGATACCCAAGATCTTTACAAATTTGTTTCCAAATCCAATCTTGATTAGCAACTTTACTTCTGCTCTTGAGTAAAGGAAAAAACTTCAAATACTCGTAATGTCCAAGGATTTCACAGAATTTGTATAAAACATAACTATATGATAAAAAGTTTTTGCGTTCTTTAGGACAATACTTCAAAAATGGACCTTGAATATCTTTAAACATTTGACAAAGTTTCTCTTCTAATTCTGTTGAGAATTGTGGAGTAGGAACACCATTTATTCTATTGATTATATAATTAATGTGTTCATAATATTTATTTATTTTTAGTTTTTTCAAAATACATCTCATTGTTTTATAAGTAAGGGTTTTTGTATCTGTTATTTTTTCCTTTTTGAGTTCATTAAGAATTTTCTCAAAAACTTCATCTGGTATATCAGTGCTCTCTTTACCTTGAACTTGATTGCACCATTCTCTAAAATGGTTTATTCGTTTATAACTAAAATGTTGATTTTCCTTGCTTTTATGTTTAAGTAATGGTCTATTTTGTTCAATCAATAGTACTTCTTGATTTCCACAATTATTGCAAATTATTAAAGCATCTGTTAATAATGGTATGATTTCTTCTCCACAAATTTCGCAGACATCATCAACAACAACACCATCGCTATGAAATGTGTATTGATTATTTGTAAGAGATAAATATTCATTTATCAAAGTTGTTTTATCAATAGATGGTTGCTCAACTTTTTCTTCTTCAACCTCTGTTCCGCAAAATAAATCCTTTAAAATTTTGTTTTTTTTTAAATTAATATTACTCTTCTTTGTAGAATGAGATGATTGCTCTTCAATCATGTTATAGTAATCAAACATTATAGCACCCGTTTTCTCGTAATAGTCAATTTCATCATTATCATTCAATTTCTCTAAAGTTGATTTTAATTGAATAATTTGATTTTTTAATGAAATATTACTAATACATATTTGATTAATATTACTTACATCATTTGATATACTGATTTCTTGTAAGTTACTTTCATATTGTTGGTTAATAATATGTAAATTTGATTCAGTTTTTCTAATATCTTCATCTATTGTATTAAAATTCTCGATAGCTTTGCTATGTAAAGCATCCAGAGTTGATATCTCTTTCTTATTATCTACAACATGTATCCTTTTTTTTGATGATTTTTCTTTAAACATCATTTTACTATAAATAGAATAGTGTTGTTTCTTATATTTATTTTCTTTAATAAATATAAATATGGGAGGAGGTCTTCTTCAATTAGTTGCTTATGGAGCCCAAGATGTTTACCTTACAGGAAATCCACAAATTACTTTTTTCAAGGTAGTATATCGTCGTCATACTAACTTTTCAATGGAATCTATTCAACAAACTTTCAACGGAAATGTTGGTTTTGATAAAACTGTAACAGCTCAAATATCCAGAAATGGAGATTTAGTTCACAAAATGTATCTTGAAGTTGATATGGATATTATAAATGGTAATAATATTGATAGCTACGATTTATTAGGAGAGGATTATGATAGGTATGTAAATTATGTTGGTCTTCGTCTTCTTGAATCTGTTACACTTGAGATAGGTGGACAACAAATTGATAAACAATACTCTGATTGGATGTACATATGGAATGAATTATCACTCTCTTCTGGAAAACGTACAGGATGGGACATCATGGTTGGTGCTGATAGTGATATGACTTCTTTCTCACAATCTAAACCAAGATTATATGTTCCTTTAGAATTTTGGTTCTGTCGCAACGTAGGTCTTGCTCTTCCACTAATAGCTTTACAATATCACGAAGTAAAAGTAAATATTAAATTTGCTCCTCTTAGTAAATGTACATACAAAGGTAAAGCATATACTAGAAATGGTAATTGTGAAACAAATCCATCATTCAATGCGTCATTATGGGTAGATTACATATTCCTTGATACTGATGAGCGCCGACGTTTTGCTCAAATGTCGCACGAATATCTAATCGAACAAGTTCAATTTACAGGAACTGAACAAATTTCTAATCCAATGAGTACCGAAAAACTAAAACTTAACTTCAATCATCCTGTAAAAGAACTCATTTGGTATGTTCAAAAAACAGAAGACATATATTTAGATCATCAATGGTATAACTTCACTACAGAAGAGTCTTATAATGTAAATGATCCAGAAAATATGACTATTGATACCAGTAATGTGTTATTAACGCAAAATGTATATGGTATTACTCCTAAGGGTGATAACATGGTAAGCAGTGCTCTCCTTCAACTTAATGGCAATGACCGCTTCTCAGTGCGTGATGGTGACTATTTCTCTCTTGTTCAACCATATCAACATCATACAAACGTTCCAAGTAATAAAGGCATCAATGTTTATTCATTTGGTCTTAAACCAGAAGAGCATCAACCATCTGGAACACTTAACATGTCGCGTATTGATACTGCAGTGCTATCAATAAAATCAAAACAGCATGGAAACGCAACCGTTTATGCCACAAACTATAATGTTCTTCGCATACTATCCGGAATGGGTGGTTTAGCATATAGCAATTAATTTCGCAATTTTTTTTTCTTATCTTAATATAAAAAGAAAATGGGAGGAGGTCTTCTTCAATTAGTTGCTTATGGCGCCCAAGATGTATATCTTACGGGCAATCCACAGATTACATTCTTTAAGGTAGTATATCGCCGTCATACTAACTTCTCTATGGAAGCGATTGAACAAACTTTCAATGGCAACCCAGCCCTTGGAAACCGTGTCACTGCTCAAATATCTCGTAATGGTGACCTTATTCACAAGATGTATGTTGTCGCAGATGTTAAATGCACAGCCAATGATAATGAAAGTTATGCCGGACACAAACTCCTTAAACAAGTTGAGCTTGAAATCGGTGGTCAATTAATTGACCGTCAATATTCCGAATGGATGTATATTTGGAATGAACTTTCACTTCCTTCTGGAAAACGCGATGGTTTCAAGAAAATGGTTGGAGAAGGTCTTGCTGCTGACGATGCCGTTAAACTTTATATCCCTCTTGAATTCTGGTTCTGCCGTAATGTAGGTCTTGCTCTTCCACTTATTGCGCTTCAGTATCATGAAGTTAAGGTTAACATCACCTTTGCTTCTACTACTGATATGACCGCTATTACCATGGAAGGTGCGTCCCTATGGGTTGATTATATCTTCCTTGATACTGACGAACGCCGCCGTTTTGCCCAAATGTCTCACGAATACCTTATTGAGCAAGTTCAATTCACTGGCTCAGAACGAATCGGCACTTCAGGAAACAAAGTCAAACTCAACTTCAACCACCCTGTTAAAGAACTTGTATGGGTTGCTAAAGATAGTTCTGGTACTGCCGCTTGGAACGATTTCGAGAAAGTTAATAAAGTTAAACTTCAACTTAACGGAAATGACCGTTTTGCGGAACGTGATGCGTACTATTTCTCTCATGTTCAACCTTACCAACACCACGAAAATGTTCCAGCCGAAAAACACATCAATGTATATTCATTCGGTCTTAAACCGGAAGAACACCAACCATCCGGCACTCTTAACATGTCTCGCATTGATACCGCCACTCTTCACTGCACTGGATCTAGCGACACAGATCTTTCAGTGTATGCTGTTAATTACAATGTCCTCCGCATACTTTCTGGTATGGGTGGTCTTGCTTATTCCAACTAAACCAGTTATTCTCATTTTTTCAAATCTGTAAAACAACTATAGATTGTATCCTCAAAAACTTTATATTTAAAGTACGGCTAAGATGCTTATCTATTTTCTTCCTTCGCATATCCATTGATCATAATAGGTAGATGCTTTTTCCCTTTCCACGTATCCCGAACTTTGTTTCGAATATGGTAAGGAATTTGTGGCAATGTATCGAGAACCATATCATATTGATTTGTTATCAAAATAATAATATCCGAATTTATTCCATTTTCAAGCATCTCCTTATTTTCCAAATCATGAAGCAACTTTGTTAAAGCATTATAGCTATTTCTAAACGTATCAGCATTTTCTGAAATTTTATAACTTGTTGATAATCCTACTAACAACACTGTTATACTATTTACCATGGTATTAAAGATTTGTAAAATAAACGGATTATCAAAATTATGTTGGTTTATTATAACTGCTACACTTGAAATAAGCAAGTTAGGCAATATAGAAAATGCTTTTAATCTATTATAAAATATTGCGGTATCATTACATAAAATACAAGCAACAAATAAATTATCTTTTATAATTTCTTTGTTTTTGTTGATTTTAATGACAACATCATTCATTGTATTATAATATTATGTAATATCAAAATTTACTTTCACTTTGAATTTATAACATATCTACCAATTTTTATAGAAATAATCTTTTAAAGCTTCTTTATTTATCATATGGTATGCTATATTATTATTACAAGGATTCACTATTTCTGAAAAATTAAACTATTTATTTATTTTACTATTATCTAAACATGTATTTACATTCAATTTGTTTAGTGTACTTTTTATAATATATAATAAAATCTAAAACAATCCTTCTGTATCAATAAATATGAAACTCTACACACAGTATATTTCAAGATGATAAAAACTACTTTGGTAATAAAAATCAATGCACAAACAATGAATTTATATATGGTTCTTAATCGCACTTCTTGTGCTACCGAATTTATGGATATTTTACAATTCATAAGATTTTTATGTTGTATAATTAAACAGTATTTTTAAAAATGGAAATAAACCTATATATTTTATGATTACTTTAAAGATGAAACAATAATATACCCTGTAAATAAAAGCAAGTATAATTTTTAAAATGATTCACAATTATGAACCATTTTCTTTTTTTTTATACATAAATGTATTTTTTTAGATTAATTCGTCCAACGTTGGAGCACGATCTCCGATTTTATATACGGTATTCCACTTTCTACGGCTATACTCAATAGAACTGATAACCCCATCTTTGAATGTAATATAGCGCCTGTTAATCCCGTGATATGTATCAATAATCTTTACAATATTGTCGTCTTCGACGTAATACGTCCGCATGTCACCACTCCAGCAGGTTGACGTATAAATGACCTTTACTATTTTTCCTTCAACCTTTTCGACCCAAATATTTTTTGAGATGTAGCATTCAACTTTTCTTTGAGCATCTTCGTAAATGTAAGGTTCCAGAAGTTCACCGTTATCTCCAAATGAGATAACTGCCAAGTCTCCACTTACATAGGTGTCATCATCCGGTTTCACGTTCACATAAACAAACGGGTTTTCAAACTCCTTTGCATTGTTCATCGTTGTAGAGCACATTGGCTGATAACAACCAACAAGTCCCTTGTCATTTTTTGTTGATATATAGGGAAGTTCATACACAAATATATATGATGGTTATTTATCTGTTTTGGAAATAAAAGTAAGTATAATTTTTAAAATGGTTCACAATTATGAACCATTTTCTTTTTGTTATACATAAATGTATTTTTTATATTAATTCGTCCAACGTTGGAGCACGATCTCCGATTTTATATCCAGTAATCCAATTTCTAAGGCTATACTCAATTTCACTGACAAAGCCTTCTTCGAATGTAATATAGCACTTGTTCATACCATGATATGTATCAATAATCTTTACAATATTGTCGTCTTCGACGTAATACGTCCGCCAGTCATCACTCCAGCAGGTTGACGTATAAATGACCTTTACTATTTTTCCTTCAACCTTTTCGACCCAAATATTTTTTGAGATGTAGCATTCAACTTTTCTTTGAGCATCTTCGTAAATGTAAGGTTCCAGAAGTTCACCGTTATCTCCAAATGAGATAACTGCCAAGTCTCCACTTACATAGGTGTCATCATCCGGTTTCACGTTCACATAAACAAACGGGTTTTCAAACTCCTTTGCATTGTTCATCGTTGTAGAGCACATTGGCTGATAACAACCAACAAGTCCCTTGTCATTTTTTGTTGATATATAGGGAAGTTCATACACAAATATATTATTTAACATTGGAAATGTAATATTATGATGACAATATATTGTGTGTCATCACAATTATCTAGAAAATGTGTTACTAACATTATACTAAAATGACAAAAAGTTTCTAAAATATAAATGTATTTTACGAATATGCTAAATTGGTGTTATTTCTCATTATTGCTTTATTTATTTTATGTAAACTAAATAGGAAAAATGATATACCCTATATCAATTAATTGTTAATATATTATGGATTATGATGATGAAGGATTGCTAAATGCTCTTATTAAATCAAACAAAAAAATACAGTTAAAAAATCATTCATTAATAAAAATACAAAAAGAAGATGAAAGTTTACAAATTCAAACGATCTACTCTCAAATCATACATATATATAAAGGAATTGATAATGATATAACAAATGATTATAATTCTGAGATTCATTCATATTGGATATTTGTTGGAGTATATGATAAACTATACTCTTCAGAATCATCATCGAACTCTATGTATTCAATAGCATTAGAATTGATAGCATCACTCGATTCTCGTAAAATTAAAGAGCAAATATATTGTTGCGATCAAATATATGAAACGGTATTAAAAATAATCGAAAAATTGTTTTCAGAAAAATCATTTAATTTGAGAGGTTTCATAAGGCAAAGGAACAATGATTTTGTTTGTTTATTGGCAATTTTCATATTATTAAAGTTGTTTCTACCAAGCATGTATGTTCAAACATTAATGTTGCAAGCTGAATTATCAAAACTTATAGAAACAAAATCTGATAAAAAAATACCATGCCAAAAAGCATGGAAAGAAATCAAATTCATTTCAATCCTTTTTCTCGAAGATAGATTACCTTACATAGAAAAAATTGCTGTATCTAACAAGATAAATGTTATCAACATAGATAACAACATTACCAAAAAACAGATAAACGATTTTCTAAAAAAAATGCAGAAACTGGACGGATTAACTACAGAGAATATGAATTCTCCTCAAAGAAAAATAAAAAAATGAATTTTTGTAAAAAAATTGTTATCTTTTAGTGTAAGTGTTAACTGTGAAATGCGTTTGGTTATATATAAAAGTTCTTTTATTATGTCAAGAGGTCGAAATATTTTGAGTTTTTATATTTCTTTTATTAAAATGATAATCATATAATTTAACACACTCATCAATATTTGGATACTTATATTTTTTCATAGTTTCTTTAACTAACCTTATAGCATCATCATTTTGTAAATACTTTTTGAATTCATTATTTTTCATCTTATTTCTATTTTGATTTATAATTTGTTTTGTCAAAAATGTAAAAATTTCTTTTTCAAAAGAAGTTGCTTTATAATGGTTTTTAAGAATTGTTATAAACAATCGTGTTTTATTTTGAGATATAGGTAGAAAGTTGAAACCTACTATCAACTTATTTACAGAATTCGTATTTACTTTATACCATCCAGATGACGGATAAACAAAAACATTCTGATTATCTGTTTCCTGTTCATATTTTTGAAATAATTTAATAGTTTTCTTTGCTATATATTTAAAATAAATTCCTACTCTATCTTCATATTTAAAAGTATTTACATTTTTAATAATCATATTCGATTTTCCAAACCCTAAAATGCCATTATGTGTAAATTTATGATTATTTAAATCCATTGTATTAAAAATACAATCTTGCATATCTGTGTCAATATCAATCTGAACAATAGAATGTTCAAAATTATAAAAATCAAACCCAGGAATTTTTGTTGGTATTGATTTTATTGGTTCATAAGACCAAAAAATTTTGTCTTCATGAACAATGGTTTCTCCGAATTTATCATTCTTTGTATGTTGAACTCCGTGATATGGACATTGTAGGCACCCATCTATAACTGTACCTTTATCAATTTTTTCACCCATGTGCTTACAAATATTGACTGTAGATATAAGGTTACCTTTTTTATCTTTCCATAGTACAAGAGGTAATTCTCCTACATTATATTTATATGGTTTTGAATAATCAATATTATATCTAATTCCTACACAATGCCAATATTTGAAAAAAGAAGGTATAGAAAACCCATTTGATGTAGATAATAATGTAAATAAAAATATAAAAAATTTCATATATATATTCATATATATATATATATATTTAAGTATTATTTTTAACAAATTCAATATCTTTATTGAAGTTATCTTCAGTTGATAAATCAGGAGTTTCTAATATAATTGTAGTATTATCTGTTATTTTCGACAAAAGTTTTTCAAATTCATATTTATTAATATGTCCATTATTAATAATTTCGTGTCTATCTTTGTGTGATCCAACAGGGTTTTTTGAGTTATTAAGATGAATAACTGTAATTGCGTTCTTAGTATATTTTTGAATTTTTTGGTAAGAATCGGTAATATCGAATCCGGCGGAGAATACGTGGCATGTATCAAAACAAATTCCCAAATATTTTTTTTCTTTATAAGAAAATGAATTATAGAAATCAATTAATTTGTCAATTTCATAAATTAGTTCTGATCCAGCGCCGCAAGATGTTTCAATCAATAACTTAGTATTTGTATACTTTTCATTAATCATTTTATTGATAACGCATGAAACATTATTTTTCATAGTTATTAGTCCTTCTTCATAGGTTTGAGTTGTGTGTTTTCCCACATGAACAACACAGCCTACAATATTTGCTTCATTTGCTATTTTTAAATCTTCCATTATATTTTTGAACCATGGTGTATCTTGAGTGTTTTCATAAAATCTTTTGCCATTATTTAACGATGATGCCAAGTTAATCGTATAAGCGCAATGAATAACTATTGAAAAGTCATTTTCAATATTTTTCAATAAAGGTATATATTTTTTTGAATCAGCAGGTTGGAGGCTTCTGGGGTTTCCTGTAAATATCTGTATAGCATTTCCATTACTTTTTTTTATAATATCAATTTTTTCAGGTAAAGAATTTTTATTTGAAATGTGTGCTCCAATAAATATGCCCATATTATATAATTCAAATATGAATAATTTATTTCATTTTTTGTAATTATATAATAAAAATGTCTGAGACATTTTATGAACCATTAATTCAAATGAATATAAATTCAAAAAACTTGGAAGATTGGAAGAAAAAAATAAGAAAGAGTAATTTTATACCAAACCATTTATTGAGTAAATTGGACATTATTCCACTAACAAATGACATTGAAACTAAAAAAAACTTATACATAGAAAGGATTGAGACATTCTTAAAAGGGGGTAATGTTAAAATGTTATCTAATCTTTTTAGAATCAATCAAAGAAATAAAGAATTAGAAGATATAAAATCAGAATATGATATTAACATGTATAAATTCAATAGAAGCATACAACATTTTAAAGATAAACAAGGAGTTGATGTTGAAGTAAAACTGGTTGTCAGATCACCTCTTCATAAAGGGATAGCATATTATCATTATTTAAAATATAAGAAATTGGCTAATGAATTCAAGGATGAAAAAGATATAATTGCGTCAGTAGATGATTTTATACTAAAACATAAGATGTATGGTTTATATGTGGATGATTTATTGGTTGGTTTTATGGTTATTGAAAAATCAAGATCATTTAATATTGACGGTTTATCTGAAAATGATAAGGTGCCTACTTTTTATATTCAAGAAATATATATAGACAATAATTATAGAAAACGTGATTTAGCAAAAATATTTATTGAATATGCGATTATGATTTGTCCAACAAAAAAAAAATATATATCTTTGATGACATATGATGGGAATCCAATTGTCAAAATATCACAATCATATAAATTTGTATTACAATCTACTCCATCAGAATGTCAAGTAAATAAGTTATTATTAATACGCGAGATGAAATATGCCGATTTTGAAAGGTCAACAAATAGAATATCAAATTCAAGTTCACAATGATAAAAAATGATGTTCTATACGGATATTAATCTATAGTTATAATATGGATATTAAAACCATTTTGTCAAAACTGGAAGACTTTGATGGAAAAACACTAGAAGAATGGATAACAAAAATAGATAGTATATTTGAACTAGTGGAACGTAATGATAAAATAAATAATAATAACTATTTCTTGTTTCGTTCTTTTCATTTGAAACGATTAAAAGAAGAGAACCCCCAAAAAACATACAAAGAGAATATGATAACTATATCTGAGCTATGGCGAGTAAGTCGATAATTTTTGACAATAACTATCTGAAATTTTTCCACAACTAAACTTCAAAACAGATAAAAAAATTGTATTGAAACTTTTATAAGTTAGGTCATAATCGAAAAAGGCAATTATTTTGCATTTATTCTGTTCAACCTTCATTCTTAAACAAACTTTTAGATATTTAAAAATCAATTCGTTTACATCTGCTTTAAGAATTACGTTATTGTCATACGTAAAATATGTTTTTTCACGTCCTGTCAAATTTTGGATAAGTTCATATTCTAGTTTGCATACATCAATATTAGCGATTTGTTTTATAGCTTTGATTATTATTGGATATGGATCTAATGACCAAACACATTTCAGTTTTCTAATGTCATCATTCCATTCATTTACATTTACATTATCATATATATGTGACATAAGTTTTCCTGATATAAAGCCATTGTATACTGCTTCAATATCAATTGGTTGGTCAAATTTATGTTCAAAACTAATATCAAACAACATTATATATATAAACATATATATATATTTACTAAAAAAACAAAAGTGATTAATTAAATAAAAGAATTTATATCAATGAAAAAAATCTTAAGTATTCACAATAAAACAAAATCATTAGATAATGAAGAGACACCTTATAATCCAGTTAATATTTTTTTTACGAGAAAAGATTTGTCTAATATCTTCTCATTCCATCAAATGACTGATGTAATACCCAACAACCCTAATATATATCGTATTGCGTTTGTTCATAAATCCTATTGTACAATGAAAAATGACGATTTTGTAAGGGGTAACAAACATTGTCCCGATGATTGTATTCCTCTACAAGAGCAATCATATGAAAGGCTTGAATACTTGGGGGATGCTATTTTAGGTATGGTAATTGCGAATTATCTATATCAGCGATATCCAGATCAAAATGAAGGATTTCTATCAAAAATGCGAACAAAAATCGTAAATGGCAAGATGTTAGGATATCTTTCTTCTAAAATAGGTTTTAATAAATTTGCGATAATTTCAAAACAAGTAGAAACATCAAATGGAAGGAATAATTACAAAATAATGGAAGATATATTTGAAGCATTTATAGGTGCGTTATTTATAGATTTTAACGAAGGCTTAACTAATATCAATATCACAGGTAATGGCTATCGTATAGCAGAAAGATGGATAATATCAGTTATAGAAAAGTACATAGACTTTAGTGATTTAATAATGAAAAGCACTAATTATAAAGACAAATTATTGTTACATATGAATAATCATTACCAAGATACACCAAAATTTCTTGAGATAGATGTTAAGATAACCAAATTGAATACAAAAGAATTTACATATATAGTAAAGGATAAGAATGGTTGTATATTGGGTCAAGCTACCGGTCCCAATAAAAAGGAAAGTGAAAACGAATGTGCGAGAAATGCGCTAAAATATTTTGGTATAGAACCTGATGAATAATGTTAATATATAATAAACATGGTTAGTCCATTTATAATTATCATTGATTTAGATGGAACTATTGTGGGTGATGTGACATATCAAATAACATCATATAATATTATCTCTATATTAAAAAAAAATAAGCACAAAGTGAATAACGCAAATTCATTACCAGAATGCTATCAAAATAAGAAAAAGTTAATTCGTCCGTATTTTATAGAATTCATTAAAAATGTTCGAAGACAAATAAGTAATTGCTATATATTTGTATATACAGCAAGTGATACAGAATGGGCTAAAAAAGAGATATCTTGGATAGAAAAATACAATTCGGATGTTTCAATAAACCGACCTTTGTTTACAAGAACAAGTTGTATTAACATTAATGGTCAATACTATAAATCTATCTCAAAGATTTTACCAAAAATTCAAAAGGTTGTTAATTCTCATATAGATACCAATAAAATTTTAATTATTGATGATAATTCAGTTTATATAGATTTTCAGAAAAATCTATTACTATGTCCCCGATATAAACATGTATTGTTTAATGATATATGGAATTTAATTCCAAAAAAAGCTTTAAGTGATGAAAAAATTGGTAGAGTGTTGTTGAAATATATCAATAGCAACTATCTAAATCCAGTTTGTAGTAAAGTATGTGATTCCAAGACAGAATTGAAATATAAATCGCATATTTGGTTTTTAAAAAAGTATAAAGACTGTATATTATGTAATCAAGAGCAAAAAAATGATAAATTTTGGTTATATTTATCAAAATTTATTCAAAAGCACAAATCTTATTCAATAGATGCTGAATTTATTGTTGATAAGTTTTGTCAAAAATATAAAACTTTTTAATGGTTGTTTTTTTATATTCTCTTAACCAACTAACTGCTTGTAAGAAACTATCGCATAAATCATCTTTCTTTTTATGACATGCGAGTAAATTTGAAAGAAACTTGCATGAAGAAATATATGAACTGCAAATAATAATTCCATCTTTTTTATTATTTTTATATCTTTGAGATTTGTTTGAACAATATGCGCTTTTCAATATATCATGTCCTTTTAATTTCAAGGATGCGTTAACTTGATGAACTTTATTAACAATACCATCATAGTGTTTAAGATTATAAAAATATCCAAAAAGTAGCATTTGGACAGTTTTCATAGTACCGTTAATCCGTTGAGGTTGATTTTCAAGAAGTACGTTGTCAATATATATTTCAGTATGAGATTTTTTTAATGCATAAGCAATGTCTCCAATTAAAGCATCCATATTTATGTAAACACTTTCGGATATTTTTGAAATAGGTATATAATTAGGTTTTTTTTCAAACAAAGAAATTACTTTCCAAATTATAACTTTATCATCTTGTAATACACATACTGCTAAATTAACAATACCAATATCAAAAGATACAGTTAACATTTTAATTTTATTGTTTATTTTAAAATCTTTATAATACATTCATAAGTGCTATTATTTTTTATTACACTTTTGGACATTTAAAATGCCGATTTTTAAATGTCCAAAGGTGTAAAAAGTAAATACATAATATACTATTAATATATTTCTATATCTATAAAAATATTATTAATACATAAAATAAAGAAATCATATTTATATAAAAATGCTAGAGTCTTTATCAAAAGAAGATATCATTATAGCAAAAAATTTGTATGATGCTGCGATAATGTATCATAATAAACAATACTCAGCAACTATAGCATTATTAAAATTGTCACAAGTGCCAGTTGACGAATAAAAAAAATTGATATCAATATCAATTATTGCAGAAATATTTATTTTGTGGTGTATTTAATTCTTTAATGAATTTCGGTTTATAAGATGGATCGAAATTATTAATAGGAGGTAATATATTTGTTTCATCTAGTGGTTTTTCAATACACGGGACGTGATCGTCTTTCATAACGATTCTGGATGAGACATTATAATTAAACGATGGAGTATAATGTTGTTGAACATCATCACATAACCATTGCCATCTGTTAATTCCAGTTCCTCTTAGATTACAAGCATTATTTGATATTCTGGTGCTTTCTGTTGGTCGATATCCACAATCTCTTGCTTGTATGGATCCATCCACTTTACATAAACCGGTTGAGCTATATTTTCCTGGAAGATATTGATCATTAGAGCATTTAGTTGTTTTATAACTTCTACCACTTAATTCAGATGAATCATCAATTGAAGAACCTGGTGGGCATGTTCCTGAACCAAATTTTTGGTAACGTAAATATGGATCGCTAGGTATATCTTGCGAACAATTCATGCAATCATTTGCTAAAGTGGCAGTTGCATAAAATCCAGGACCCATACTGCGTTTAAGTTGTTCATTATAAGAACACTGATCGTAATTAAGTTTTGTTAAATTATTTTCCATTTTTACTCTATATTGAGAGAATAAAAATATAAATTTTCATTACATTTTGCATCTTTTTTTGTCATTAATCAATTGTTTTGGTAAAGGTATTGATCTAAACATGAGTGCTTGAGATGAAGGTAGGTGTTTCATAGTGGTATCAATTGGTTTTGTTTTGTGATTATGTATCAAACCATCATTTGATGGAACAAACACTCCTTTATCACATTTTGAAATATGTCTTGTAATTCCTTGTAAATCACTTTCTAAATCTATTAAATTTCCTGATATGTGTGATACGCCAGAACCACCTACAAATCCGAACTGATGTCTGCTTACTTTTTTATGTTCAAATGCGTCGGTATTTAGTATATGATTAAGTATTGTAACATTATTACTCTGTTCTATTTTATGGTCTTGTGTGTCATATTTGTTTCTGTTAAAACTCATAATTTATTTATATAATCTATTTTATTTTCTACAATTGTTTACAAACTTTTGACGATTAATATATGAACGGGTATCATCTCCGATAGGTTTATCCATCACGATGTTATTTGGATTTTGTATATCAGACATAACATCAAGTAATGGGATATTGTGATATGTTTGTTTTTCCATTATGCTCTTTTTACAAGAAGCATCTGCTTGTAAATAATTAGTATCTGAACCAGATAAAACATCAAGTTCTTTACTTATATCTCCTTTGCCACGAAGAAGAGAAGGTGGTGATTGGAATGTTCTTTCAAGTAATTGCACTGGGCACCTTGTTCTGGTAGAGGCGCTTGTGTCATTACGAAGTTTTGAGTAGTTATCTATTAAACAATCGTCAGATAATCCATATCCGCTTCTTCCTCTAAGGTTAACATGGTCAAAATAAAACGTAGGCATTTGAACATTTGGAGCCTTACATTCAACGAAATTCGTATCAAACAACATATAATTATTTATTTGCGTATTATTATGATCTTTTGCTTTTTTCCAGCAATCATCTGAGCAAACGTTGTTATTCCAAGTAAATAAATTTGATCCTTTCATACTTTATAATAGATTGAGAAAAAAACGATATCTTTAATGAAGTAAATCGGTTCTATGTAAATTTAAATTAATCATACATTTATCTCCATTACCATCTTTGCAAGAAGGTCCTCTATCATATAACCATTTTCCCAGAGTATCTCTATCATTTACAATAGTAGATGAAGGCATTGTATAAAATTGCCTATGACCGCCTTGGTTTCCATAAATATCGTTGGCATCTGTAATGGATCCTTTGTTAAATGCTTTCACAATTTCTTCGTGAGCATAATCAATATTACAAGCTCCGTGTTGATTTTCAACATCAAATATATTATGGTTCATGAAAGGATTATGGTAAGTCGGTTTAGTGCATTTATCATATCCGTAAAAACTTTCACGTTTTTTATTATAATATAAATTGATAACAATTGTTAAAATTGTTGTTATTATACCAATAGACAGCATATCAACATTTGATGTTAATATCATCATAACAATACTAACAACTATTCCTAAACGAAAAATAGTATTCAGTTTCTCATCCAAAGTCATTTTCTTATTTGGAATAACATTAAAATCGCTTTTTAATAATATTTCTGGTTCATTTAACCAAAAAGTCATAAGGAAACTTCTTTACATTTATAAAATATTAATTATTATCATCAAGTTTTTGTTTCATTCTTTCAACTTGAGCGTTTTTTTTTGTCATTTGTGCCATTTTTTGTTTGACTTTACCAGCTTTCGCTCCTGACATATTAGGCATTCCACCCATGCTACTCATCATTTTCATCATGCTTGATAAATCAGGCATTCCACTACCTTTTTTTCCACCACCTCCAATGTTTCCAGCAAATTTCAAAGCATCTCCAAGAAGCTCTTGTTGATTAATTTCTCCAGAAGCAAGTTTGTCCGACATTTTTTTAGATACATTTGATAGTAAATCACCTAATCCGCTTTCTTTAGAACCAAGAGCGGACAGAATATCTCCATCTTTTTCAATAGATTGCTTAATTTTAGATAAATCTAAGTCACTAACAATATCTTTCGCAAGTTTTCCGATGGATGTGTCTGTTAATCCACCAACATTAAATGGGTCTGAATTCGAACTTTCTTTATTTCCAATTTTAATAATTTTTTCAAGAGTATGTTTATATTCTTCAGGTGCGCTGTCATCAATTTGGTTTTTCTTTAAACATTCAACTAAAATCTTTGTATCATCATCATTTATGTTAGAGTTCCTGAAAATTGAAAATATTAATAAATAGTAATGTAATTTATCATTATCTTTAACAAGTTTCGCAATTGTGGATATTGTAATATTATTATATAGAACATATTCAGAAGATTTCATATATTCTTGGGAAAGTTCTTCTTTATCAATTATTTCTTTCCAGAATTCGTCAGGAACATTTTCATTAACAAATTCAATATTTGTTATTTCTGTTTTATCAAATGTTGAGTAATTTGATTTTACAGAAGTTAAAACATTTTTAGCAGATTTGCTCTTTTCCTTAAACTTTTTAGCGCTATTTTTTACCCGTTTCAGTAAATCAAGATAATATTGATTAAAAACATATACTCTTGAATCAACCATGGCTAATTATTAGTTAAATAATACACGACTATCCTTATGTATGTTGTAAATCATTTTCTCTGCTGGAAAGAATTTCTTCCATTGAAGGAAGATTTCCTTTTTTATCACTATATTTACTTTCACTATCTGTTGTTTTTTGTTCCTGTGTTATATCGGACCAAGAAAAATTAATATCATTAAGAGGCAATTCTTCATTTTCTTGTATTGCTTCAAAGTTTTGAGAATTGTATCCAATTGAAAATCCATTTGGTTCAGTTGTTACTTCATTATTGTAAGATAATGAAGCCTCTGGAGTATCTTTTTCAACTTTCTGGAAAAGTTTTCCACGTGTAGGTAATAGTAGATGATCAAATGCTTCTTTTCCAAATAAGATGTCTTTAGATGGTAAAAGCATTAAAGCAGGGACACTTGTAATCTTTGGGTCAAGCTGTAAATTCTTATTTAGAATATAATCTATTGATACAAATTTGACAATCTTATTATGGTCAAGTTTTTTTACTGTATCCAACAACATTTTAGAATGTGTGCAATGATCGCTATAGAATAAAATCATTCTTATTGTAATTTGTATTTATTATTCTTATGTAAAAATGATATATAAGTATATAAAAGGACAAATAAAAACATGACAAAATATAAGGTAACATTTAATGATATTGATATTTCAATCGTAAATGGCTTACGAAGGGTTCTTTTAACTGATATAGAAATTCCTGGATTTATTGGCGAAGCATTGCACGATGAGATAGATGATACGATTGATATAGAAGTTAATACAGGTGCCCTACACAATGAAATAATAAAGAATAGAATTTGTCAAATTCCAATCTGTTTTTCAGAAGAAGAGATTAAAACTTTCAAACAGGATGACTATAGTTTTGAACTAAAAGTAGAAAATAAGTCGGACGAAATATTGAATGTTACTACAAATGATATCAAAGTAAAACATTCTGGCAAATTTCTTACTGAAAAAGAAACAATTAAGCTCTTCCCGTCTAACAAAATATCAAAAGACTTTATTCTTATCACAAGATTAAGAAAGAACGAAAAACTTGCTTTCAATGCTCAAGCAAAAATAAAAAGCGCAAGATATCATGCTGGATTTTGTCCTGTAAGTGGGGCAAGATACTATTTTGAAAGTAAAGATAAAACTAGTTCTGATGTACTTACAAGAGAAAGGAATTACGAAAAGAATTCATTTGGAGAACCAAAAACAATTGTTCTTAGATACGAATCTATTAATAAACTTTCTGGAAATTATTTATTAAATTGTGCTTACAAAATCATTATTGAAAAACTAAATAATATTAACAACGCACTAGTTGATAATAAAGACAATAAAATACTAGACTTCAAAGCATATAATGAAGATAATACAACTTATGAATTTGTATTTGCTGAAGAAGATGATACAATTGGAAACATTATACAATCATATATACATAATGTATGTATTAGAGAAAAAAAAGAATATCAAACCAATAAATATTGTACATACATTGGTTATGTATGTATTCATCCTCTTCAAAATACTATGAATTTAAGGATTACCCTGCCAAGCGCTAATAACCCGGAAGAATTTAAAGTATTTCTGTATCAAATGAACGGATCTTTGATAAAACAATTAACTGATATGAAAGACAAAAGCAAAATTGAGATCGAATGAAAAAAAAATATTATAAAAGTAATATAAATGAATGAAGATATAACAACTAGTTCTATTTCTTCTGATATTTCATCATACAAAACTAGTGAAGATATCAGTGACGAAAAAATAGAATTAGTTGATGATGATAACAACCGTGATGCTGTAGATATTGATTATGATAATAATGATAATAATGATGATAATGATGATGATGATAAAGGCATAGTTGATGATAATGATATTAATGATGATGATGAAAAGCATGTTGATAATCCTAATTATGAAAACCAAGATGAAATTTTTACAGATAATGAAGAAAATAGCGAAGTTGAAGAAGATGAAGAAAATAGCGAAGTTGAAGAAGATGAAGAAAATAGCGAAGTTGAAGAAGATGAAGAAAATAGCGAAGTTGAAGAAGATGAAGAGGAAGAAGAAGAGGAAGAAGAAGAGGAACTTGATGATGATGATATATTAACTTCCGACGACTATATTTTAACAGATGAAATTGTTGAAAGCATAAATGTTTTATACATTCGAAACATCAAAGATATTATAAATAATAACGAGTTATTTATAACTCATACACATGAACAAATTTTTGATGGTTTTAATACATTATTAGATGACGGAATTCTGGCGCAAGGAGCAACTAAGCTTCATTCAGAAGTTATGAATACAAAACTTAATACAAACAACATATATATATATACTAAAGATGTTCACAAATCATTAGAACTATCTGAGATTATAAATAAAACAAAATCAAATAATTACAAAGCATCACAAAGGCAAAAATGGATACTATTAAATTCAATTGAACAATATGATTATATAAATATAAATTTAAAAATGGATAAACTATATAAAATTATTCATGATAAATATATATATCCTACCAGATTTCTAACAAATGAATTTTCACATTTATCAACATATAGTTACAAATTGCAATATGTAACATATGTAAATGATTATGAAACATTGATGAGTAGAGTATTGGGCTCCGCATTTTTTAAAGTAGAGAAAGAGTATTCTATAGATGACAATGCTGAAATAAATTTAAAAGATTATATAATGCCAATTACATCCATAAATGAACAGGATGTTAAAGATTGTCTTGAAGAATTTACTTTAATTGATAATTTGATGCGAAGATATAATAAGTCTTTTTATTCTTTAAACGTCGAAGATCATGAATATATCAAAAAAATCCAGAAACGTGTTAAACCGGAAAAAGAACATAAAACACAAATGAATTACCTTAATATATCATCATCAACGAAAAATGAAAAATACAATGAATATGACGCTTTGTATGAATCATTAGAGATATATACCATCAAATATGATGAAAATTTATTATTGCAAGATTTAAATACTAAATTAAATGATAATAAAAATCAGAAATGTTTAACAAGTTTGAAAGAATTTATTAACTCCGAAGATATTAATAAAGACCTTGTTAATACTAAGGAAACTATAACTCATACTAATGTCAAACATGCGATCAATGTTATATCAAATAGAAAAGTATTTGAGCATACTTACGATGAGATATCAAAAAATATATTAAAAACAAAAGAAATAATTAAACATAATGAAGGTAAATGGGGAATTAAATTAGCGACATATCAATCACAACAGTATAAAGCTGATATTAATGAAATCAAAGAAACGCTTGCCTATGAAACCAATAAAGCTGGTTTGGTGTTTGATGAGCAAGCTATTAAAACAAATGTGATAATGTCAAAAGGAGAGGATAATATTATTAACAACAGTGAAGTAAAATCTGTTTTGATGAGTTATAATCATGATATTAATTTTCAACAAATGGTTGAAAAAACAATAGTTAAAATACTGCAAGTATCAAAAGAAATAGAAATACATATAGATATACAACAACTTGTTAACAATCTTTACTCAGGCGGAATTTTTAGTCGAGAACAAACTATACAAGCGAAAATTGAGAATATATTATCAAATGAGGATGAAGCAACTCGTAGTTACTATAGACAACTAATACTTTCGGAAATACGAACAGAATATTCGCAAAATAACAAAAGTTTTCTTAAAAAAATAATCGATGCTTTTTATGAATTTGAGAATAATTGTAAACTAATGTTTGAGCACATGGTTTTATACTGGTCTTTTCAGATTATAGAAAGGAACCTAAAAACCGATGAAACATATAATTGTGTTACGAGTTGTTATAACTATTGGAATACTGATGGAACACCATTACGAATAAAATCTAATGATAAATATTCAACATCAGGACCATTAACATACATATTATGTGAGATGGAAAAAATATTAGAGGAGGATGATATTTACACCAAGGATACTATAACTATAACTTCTTCAAGAATTCTTAAACATATTAAGAAAAATCAACAACTTTCTAATCTTCAATCTAAATTAGAAAAATTGCGTGAAGAAAAATTGCGTGATAAAATAGGTAAATCCAAATTGGATGATACAACTTATTCTGAAAGATTAAATAAATTAAATAATGAATCAACTAACGATAATTACGTAAACGCGCTATTATATATGCCAAATAATAAGAATCAAAAGCAAATACATAAATATGTCCTAGGTTGTTGTAAGCAACAAATAACAAATAAATTTAGGGCATTTATTGATATAGAAAATATAGATGAGTTAAGTATAATTAAAGAAACCCGAGATCAAAATTTAACAAAAGAAAAATCGAAAAATATAGAAGAAGTTCATACTGGTATAATATATTCTACACCTTTAAAACCTTCTAATGATAAGGATAAAATATTTAATAATACTTCACAAATAATTATTAATAATTCTTTAGTAGAAATAAAAGATACTGAAATCTTTACTCATATTCTTTCAGAAAATAGCAATTTCAATTCATATTTTACAGAAGAATTTGTAAAATCTTTAACTGGAGATAATGTTCAAGCAAAGTGTGAAAACGAAGCAACGGAAAATTTTACTAAATTCATAAGAAAAATAAATAAGAGAGGAGTTTTACCTCTTCTTATTAATTTTAACATTCCATACAGATATATTAATATTATTGAAACTATTTTGCAGAAATATTCAATAGACATACAAATTTTTGATAAATTTAGAATATTGATTCATAATATTACTCAATGTATAACAAATTTAAGAGCATCATTGTATGTATCATATATTAATCAATATATATGTGGTCAAATACTTAAAATAGTATCAAATATTGAAAATGAGAGTAACCAATTAATATTTACCAAAATCTATGAAAATATAATAATGGAAAGTCGTTTACATATTTTGCCTACAACGAAAGAATATAATAATACAATAAGCTCTTTGCGAGAAGAAAGAAAATTGCGAACATTGGCGGCACTAGATATGATGACACAGGAAGAAAGACAAATTGCGAAAGATAATAAAAAAATGTTCAAAGATTATAACTACATTGGTTCTGACGTTGATAATGCTGAAAATGATTATGTGTGGGGAGGTGATGATGAAGGAATAATTGATAATCAAGTATGAACTTCAGTATATAAAATGTCATCATCATCCGCTTTAACTGGTGATAAATAGAATTTATCTTCAGATACAATTCCCATTACTTCAACATATATAACTTGAATACTATCATTTATTTTTGTAATAAATTTAACATTTTTTCCATGAGTTTTACCTTCTCTATATAATATCATTTCTGACATAATATATAAATCACCATCAAGAGTAGCATACTTCGACATTTTATCAAGAATAATTTGAATATTGAGAGTTTTTACATTTTCAAGAATGTATGAGTATACCAACTGATATGAAGCATTCAATCTTGCTATAATATTACTGCCTTCAACATTTTTCCAAGATAGCATTAGTAAATGTGATTTAACGTTAAACATTTTTTTTAACATTTCAGTATATGCTGTATTGTCAAGTTCATAATAATATGCCTTTGAATATTCCTTGTTAATTACAACATCAACAGGAACACTATCATCAAAATTTTCAATATGTTTGATAAAAGTTGTTGAAACCAAGTAAAAGATAATAAATATGACAACAATAATAACAATTTTTTTAAGCATTTTCTTTATCAATTAAGGATAAATAAATTATGTTTGGATATAAGTAATCATGTCATTAGATCTTCTTTCTTCATAATCATTAGGGAAAGCATAATCTGGAAAAGTTTTTTTATGACAACAATCACCATATTCATCTAAATCGCAATTATAGCAAAAAGGTCTGTATTTATCTTTATCGTATACCTTAGAAAATCCGACTAATTTTACACCAACAGGTACTTCACATGTACCATATTTATCTTCTTTTTTTGGTTTAATACATCCCCCTCTTGAATTGTCATATAATTGATTTGCTTTAAAATAAGGGCAATCTATGTCTAATTGACATTTTTTATCCCATACTGTGAATTGTTTTTTAGGTATACCGAAAGCATCATATGGAGAATTACAAGCAGCCCTATTTTCGTTTAAAGGTTCGTTAAAACAAGCATAATCTGGATTAATTAAATCAGGATGTATTCTAATGTTATAATCAATAAATTGTTCAATGTTATTTCTAATTCTTGGAATTAATATCTTTTTACTGTTTGAAGCAATTTTTAAACTTTCATTTCCAACAAAGAAATCCATAACTTGTCCATAAAATTCTTCAACGTTTGGGAAAAATAGTCTAACTCTATTTATGTCCATAAACTCAAAACCATCAACATATAAAGAAGAATTCCAAAGAACTTCTTTATGAAAATTACTGTTTAATTTTACAAGAGTGATAACACAATCAACATCATTCATTTCATCAGGTTTTATTTTAAGTAATGTAATATTCTTGGGGTTCATTCTATGACCATGTATGATAGCATTAATGAATTCTACATCAATATCATTAATCCATCCAATCGTTTTATTTTCTAAATCATAAGAGCATGATATTAATGGTTTCCTTGATATATGAAAGAAATAATTATCATCAATTGTAAATTTTTCGCATGATTTTAAATATTGCTGTATCATGCAAATAGACAAAAAGCATACTATTATAAATATTAAAACTTTATAATGCATTATTATTATTTTTATCTTACAAAATAAACAAATGCTTAGAAGGTATCAATATGCTATTATTGTTAATGTAGTTATAATAATGATACTTTTTATGTCAAAACCATCATTTCTATTCGATATAAATGGCAAAAAAAAAGAATTTGGTTTTTCTGAAGATGGAAAAAGCATATTAAGTCTATATATAATAATACCATTAATATCAATTGTAAATTATATTATAGTATTATCATTGGATGCTATTTAAAGATACTCTTGCTAAATTCCTTGAAAATTTCAATTATGATAGTGTATTAAGTTATAGCTCTTGTTTTTTGTTAGTAGGTAATACATTTACTGGTAAAACAAGCTCTGTAAAACAATTAATAAAAGACTACGATGTTAAAGAATTAAACGATTGCTATAGTGCCCGTGAAATGCGTGAAAATATTATTAAAACATTAAAAACCAAGTTATTAGAAGACATAACATTTAATGTAAAAAAGAAAGTTATATTGATAGATAACCTAGATGTGATAAGTAGTCTAGATAATACGGTATTTGGAACATTGCATAAACTATTAGAAAGTAATATATGTCATAACGCACCTATAATAGGAATAATCACATTGCATAAAGATTTTCATATTAGCAATACTTTTATAGAACTATCAAAAAAAGTAAAAACAGAGTACACAGATACTATTGAATTAGTAAAATATATAGATCCTAACATATTGTATTTTCAAACACTACCCGAATATTTAAAAAAGAATGTTTTATCTTGCTTTAAAAACCAATTGTTGAACTATTTTTATACGCTTAGAGCATATATGAAATACGATAAATTATATGATTATGATAAAGAGATTGCTAATAACTTTTTAGATGTTGTTAAGATGTTAAAATACGATAAAAGGAGCCCCGGATATCTTAGAATAAGAAAGAATGAAATAGAAATAAAACATATCCCACAGAACAAAAAAAAGAATAAAAATAAAAAGCATGACTATTATCCTTTCAACGAATTAAGTGGATACTATTTAACAAGATATTTTCTTACTACAAAATAAAAGATGGAAAATAAAGAAGTTGTTGATAATATATCTCAAGCAACAGAAAATGCAATGAATAAGATGGCTGATTTATCTAAACAAACCACATCTACTGTTTCCGGTGTTGCTACAAATAGTTTATCTGAAATGAAGAACGCATATAATAAACTTGCTACCGATTCGGGTGCTATATGGGGGCTTGTAGCAATAGTAGTTGTTTCAATTGTATGTGCGCTAATTATTTACACTTTCGTGGTAACTTCAGTTTTTAAGAAATTATCAGTTACTGTTAAAGGGACTAAATACCCTTTAAAAGGTGAAATGTTATCAGTTGTTCCATTAAACGATATACCAAGCAGTAGTAATGGACAACGTCGTACATATACATTTTGGATATATCTGAATGATATGAATTCCAATAATGGTATGTATAAAAATGTTTGGAGTATAGGTTCATCTCCGCCGGATTCTAAACTTAACAAGTATTCTCCGTCGGTATTTTTAGATCAAACAACGAATAAAATGCATATGCGTTTTTCCAAAAATTCTAATCAGCAAAGTGGTGATTTAACGAGTGATAGTGAAGAACAAGTAATGAAAACAGGAATTACTTTAGATTACATTCCTCTTCAGCGATGGTCTCATATTGCGATCGTTCTCAATGATAATTACCAAGGAGGAAATATAACAGCATACATTGATGGAGAACTCGCCAAAAGTGTAAATCATAAAGAAGAATATAATGGTGTGGAAAAAGATTATAACGATCTTAATATTGATATGGGTGGTAAATTATATGTTGGAGGTGATAAACAACAAGGAGGTATGGCTGGATTTTCTGGACTTCTAAGTAAAGTTTCTATCCATAACTATGATTTAAATCAAGGCGATATTATCAAAGATTACCAGAAAGGACCTATAGACAATATGCTTGCTGCTTTAGGATATGGTGTAAGAGCCCCTATATATAAACTTTAATATGAAAAACAATTCTTATTATAATAATAAATATGATTGGGGATATATTACAAATACTCATAGCGATTATATTGATAGTTCTTTTAGCATTAATAGCATATTCAATTTATAATTCTGAAATTAGAGATATGCTTATGGATATGACAAAGAAAGTCGTTGTTAAGAAACGCACAGATATTTTTAAAGGTATCTTTTCTTATGATGGTGAGGTCAAATATAATACATCAGATAGTAAATATGGTGACTATCGTGCGATTGAGCCATCTATGAATCAAAAAGGAGGTGCTGAATATAGTTATAATTTTTGGATGCATAAAACTGGTGATACCCAAGACGATGTTGTTCTTTTCTTAAAAGGAAGCAAAAAGAAAGTACCATATAATTCAAATGAAAAACATTGTAAGAGTTCTACTCAAGATGGTTGGTATATTGTAAAAAATCCTTTAGTGCGTCTGTTTAAACAGACTAACCAAACTCATGGATTAGTCGTTGAATTTAATGGTATAGAGAATCCAGATAGTTTCCAAGAGGGTTATTATGATGCTAATTGTGGAGGTAATGGATTGGATAAGAATCAGCCATTACTTGGTATTGAGATGCTTGATGAGAAATATAATAATAAATGGACAATGATAACAATAGTTATCCAAGAAACAAATCCATCAAACGATATCGTTTTCAGAAATCAAGCGACAGTCAAAATGTATGTAAACGGATATTTGACAATGACAAGAAATGTATCAGGGTCTTTTGAAGAAAATAAAACTACAGCAATGAGACAAAATAAGGGAAATCTCTATTTAAATCCAAATGGAGAACAACTAATAAATGGTCTTATGATCGCTGATTTATCATATTATAACTATGTCCTTTCAGATAATGAAGTATCATCACTATATAAACAGGACTTTACAAAAGTTGGTATGACTAAACCGACAAGAATGGATTTATCATCAAATGATTTTGAAAAATCAGCAGTCGTAGAGAATCCATCAATGAATACGATTAAATCTATATAATTATTTTTTTTTAATTCAAACATAAGAATATATATACAATAAATAAAACATATAAATGCCAGCATCCCCTTTAATTCAATTGATTTCTGTTGGTCAAATAGATGATTATTTTAGTACAAATCCGCAAATAAGTTATTTTAAGTATGCTTATAAACGTCATACTCGTTTTGCTATGGAAAGTTTAAAGATAACATTTGATGGTACTGAACCAACATTTAAATCTAGTGATAATGATAGTTATAGATTAAAGGTTCCTCGTCATGGAGACTTATTGTTAGATATGAATCTTGTTTTTAAATTTCCGAATGTATATTCAGACAGTAATTTTAGATTTAGATGGGTGGAAAATGCAGGAGTATTGTTTATAAAAAAGGCAGAATTGTTTTTAGGTGGTTATGCCAGAGCCATAGATACTTTATATGGAGAGTGGCTAACTATTTGGAATGAATTAACAATGTCTTCAGCTCGACAAAATAGCCACTCAAATCTTGTAGGTAATGTTGCTGAACTTACAAATCCTTTCTTGAAACAAAAAACAATACAATACATCAATAACAGGGTTTCATATACTTATTATCCAGAAAGTGATTTAAATTCAGAAACCCCATCAATAGAATCTAGAAAGGTAAGCATACCATTGCCATTCTATTTTACAAAAAATCCAGCATTGGCATTACCATTATGTGCGTTACAAACAAATGAAATAATACTTAGAATAGAAACTGAAAATGTAGAAAATCTTTATACGATATATGATGATATATTAGATAAGCATATTAGTTCAGCCTATTATAATCAGAGACATAATACAAACATATCAATACATACATTTGTAAAAGAAACTACAATAAGCATAGAACCTTATGCTGAATGTAAATACGCGTATCTCGATAATGATGAACGAGCAATGATAAGTTTGAACAAACGTAATAACGAATTTTTAATAGAGAATATTTACCGAAAAAATACAGAAATTGTGGATGGTTCATCAACTATTGAACTTAATCTTAGCACACCAGTAAAAGAAATAATTTGGACAACAAGAAGGAGAGATTATCGAAACTATAATAGCGTAACAAATTACACATTAGAAGTTCCTAATAATAATAATAAAAGCATTCTAAAAACTGCTAAAATTCTTTGGAATCGAAGTAATGAAAGGGTTGAAGAAAAAGAAGCATTTTATTATAATAAAATAATACCATATCAGCATCATACTAATGTTCCTAAACAAGGTATTTATTGTTATTCTTTCGCATTAAATCCAGAAAAAACCCAACCATCCGGATATTTTAACCCAAGTGGGAAATACCCTATCTCAACAAACGTGTATATTACTTGTGATACAGAATCTAACCTTGAATTTGAAATAACTTTTTGGGTTATATCATATAATATATTACATCTTATTGGAGGGCAAGGTTCATTGAAATTCGCTTAAAGAAGTATTATATAATATATACAAATGCCACGTAAAAAGGCGGAGAAAAAAACACCTAATGCTACCCATAAGGCAGTAGATGAAGTCATGTGTGCGAAAACAAACACACCAACTGACGAAAACATGGTAATCATTTCATTACCAATAAGTAATGAAATGATTGAAAAAATAATTAAAGATGACATGGAATGTAATTTAGACATGCCATTAGCATATGATCCAGTTGGAGAACTAAGTCATTATGAAATAAATGAAGTTAATAATGAACAAATACGATCATGTTGTTTTTGGTGTTGCTATGATATTCCAAACATTTCATATAGTATGCCATGTTCATATAATCATAATACTGAAATATACAGCACTTATGGTCATTTTTGTTCTTTGGAATGTATTTCAGCATATAATTTTTTTGTAAATAGAGGCAGTGATAAAGTATGGTATATAAATTCATTAATAAATATGATGGCAA